ATGGAACCGACGGGCAGCGATCTCGGCGATTTCAGCGAGCCGTACCGAGGCTATGAGATCGAGGTGAAGACCGAGCAGGTGTGGGACGGCGAGCACGCGCACTACCGCGTGCTGCAGGACGCCGTCGTGCGGATCGACTGGCGGCTCGTGAAAGTCGACGGGATGCTGCTGACCGAACGACGCGTGATCGAGCGCGTGCTCGACGAGGCGCGGCGCGCGGTGGACGTCGAACTCGGCGGCGGCGCGGCCGCGTAGCCTCGTTACGGTGGCCGGCGCGGCCGTGCGGCCCGCGTTGCGGTAAAATCACGGGTTGCCTTTCGCGCTGCTTGCTGCCCCGAATTCCATGTCCGCACCGTCTACGCTTCCTCCCCGCCGCGTTTCCGTGGCGCCCATGCTTGACTGGACCGATCGTCATTGCCGCTCGTTCCATCGCACGCTGACGCGCGACACGTGGCTGTATACGGAAATGATCACGACGGGCGCGCTGCTGTTCGGCGACGCGCAGCGGCATCTCGCGTTCACGCCGAACGAATCGCCGGTCGCGCTGCAACTCGGCGGCAGCGAACCGGACGATCTCGCCCGCGCCGCGAAGCTCGGCGAGCAGTGGGGCTACGACGAGATCAACCTGAATTGCGGGTGCCCGTCCGAGCGCGTGCAGCGCGGCGCATTCGGTGCGTGCCTGATGAACGAGCCGCAACTCGTCGCCGACTGCGTGAAGGCGATGCGCGATGCGGTGTCGGTGCCCGTGACGGTCAAGCACCGGATCGGGGTCGACGCAGTGGAGGACTATGCATTTGTGCGCGACTTCGTCGGCACGGTTGCGCAGGCAGGCTGCGACACGTTCATCGTGCATGCCCGCAATGCGATCCTGAAAGGGCTGTCGCCGAAGGAGAACCGCGAGATCCCGCCGCTCAAGTACGACTATGCGTATCGGCTGAAGCGCGATTTCCCGGCGCTGGAGATCGTGATCAACGGCGGGATCAAGACGCTCGACGAGGTGGCGGAGCATCTCGAGCACGTTGACGGCGTGATGCTCGGCCGCGAGGCGTATCACAACCCGTACGTGCTCGCGGGCGTCGATGCGCGCTTTTACGGATCGACTGCGCCGGCGCCGACGCGCGAAGAGGCCGAGGCGAAGCTGATCGAATATTGCGCGGCGGAGTTGAAGCGCGGCACCTATCTCGGCGCGATCGTCCGGCACGCGCTCGGGCTGTATCGCGGTGTCGCGGGCGCACGTGGCTGGCGGCGCGTGCTGTCGGACAACAAGAAGCTCGCGCGCGGCGATCTGAGCGTGTTCGACGAGGCGCGCACGCATCTGAACGACGCTATCGAAAATTTTGAAAAAAATGCTTTGCAAGATGGAAAAGTGTTCGTATAATCTTGTTCTTCGCTGCTGAACACGAAACGAAACAGCGAAGACGCAAAGCAGTATCAGTGGTGGCTGTAGCTCAGTTGGTAGAGTCCAGGATTGTGATTCCTGTTGTCGTGGGTTCGAGTCCCATCAGCCACCCCAAAGAATTCCTAGCGGTATCAAGTAGTTAGAAACGGCACTGAGATTTTATCCAGTGCCGTTTTTGTTTTTGAATTCCACAAAATGGAATTTAAAGCGCCTTGCGCTTCACGATCTTGTTGCGATCGTAGACGCGCGCAGTCGTCGCAGGATTGGCGTGGAGGTCCGGCAGGGTGCCTCTCTCGTTCTTGAATTGTGTGGCGTAATATGCGCGCAGGTCATGGAAGGTGAATCGGCCGGCGATGACCTTCGCTTCGATTGCCTCGTTCATCAACTTCCCCCAGAACCCCTTGAAGCCGTCGCGCGTATAGTGCGTGCCGAACTTCGTCGTGAAGACGTAGAGGCACTCCTTGTCCCCGCGTACAGCCTCCAGTCGGTCGAGCAGTTCAGCGAGAGGCGGCGTGATTTCGATCTGCTCGATGACCTCGCCGCGTTTCTTACCGCGCTGCTTCGCGCGCTTCACGCGAATGTGACCGGCCTTGCGATCGACCTGCGGCCACGACAGGTCCAGGAACTCCACCTTCCGGTTGCCGGCGAGCGCCGCATATTCGGCGGCCATTCCGATCATCGCGCGCTGACCGCCTTGCGATGCGAGCCACGACGTGAACGCCTGAAGGTCGGCCGGATCCGCTGTTTCAGTGCGAGGCTGCTCCTCGTTGCGCCGCACCTCGCGGCACGGGTTCGCTTTCGCTTGGCCGAACTCGATCGCGAGGCCGATCAAATTCGAGAGCAAAGCGATCTCGCGGTTGGCGCGCACGGGAGCATCCTTGCGTTCCTTGCGGAGATAGCGCGCGACGTCCGGGGCTTCGATATCGGATGCGCGCGCATCCTTGAACCTGAGCAGCAGCGGCCCCGAGCACTGCGTGTAGTCTTTCCTCGTGTCAGGCGAGTAGCGCTTCCAGCGGTCCGTCTCCTGGAACTCCTCCCAGAGCTTTCCAATCGTCCCAGTGTCGCCGGCCGCGCCGATGATGTCGAGCACCTTGCGGATCGCAGCGACCTTGTCCATGCCAAGGCTGATAGGCTTCGCGCCGACCGGGTGGTAGCGGTAGCTGATTCCCTTCTTGCGGGGGATCGCCTCCATGCGCGGCAGCAAGCCGTCGCGCAGGATGTTCTTCTTTCGCTTCATGCTGCCGTTTGCCAGTTGATGGTGGTTTTGTGCCTCGGTGCTTCGTCGCGACGATTCACCTGTTCCCACGTGAGCATCGGATGTCCATCGGCTTTCCGCGGTGCATCGATGCCCAGCGCCTTCTTGATCCAGCGCGCCTGCGCTGCTCCTTGCTTCAGGCCGCCCGTCAGCTCGACGAGCTCGTCGTTTGTCACGATCGGCATATCACTCTCCAGCGCCGAGGCGCTTGAACTCAACGACCCACACCCATGGGTTCGCATCCCAGCCGTGCCCGCGCGCGGCATTCAGGCTGTCCCACAGGTCATGAAAGGCGCGGATGCTGGGCGGCCGGTATGCGCCGGCGCAGTAACCGCGCATGTGGTGCTCTTCGATCGTCACGCCTTCGGCGCGCGCGTCGGACTCGCTGATGGACTGCAGTCGCTCGGCGCGCACGCCGGTGATCTCGAGCGTGATACGCGATGCCCAGCGCGGCATGTGGATGGACGGCGTCCAACCGCGCGATTCCTTGGCGTCGAGCTCCTGGAACGTGTTGAGGTCGATGTCGACTTCGGCGCGGCCGTCGTCGGTCCGGTACGCGATGCTGGCGTAATGCCGAGTCGGTCGGCCGCCCTCGAACGTCTCGGTGCCGATGCGGCGCGCCTCGTGCGTCTCGCGTACCCACATCCGGTCGCCAGGCTGACCGTGCGGGCAGATCAGGCAATCGGCCGTGCGTGTGTGCCAGATCGCGCCCTGCAGTGGCACCGTTTCGCCAGATGCAGTTCTTCCGCCGCTTTCACCACCGATGGTGGTCGGCTCCCATTCGCCGAGCGGATTCATGTGCGGCAGCTTCACGACGCGGCGCGTCTGCGTCTTGCGGCCTTCGAGGATGGCGCGCACCATCGGGCCGCTGAAAAGGATCGGGCGCTCTTTCATCATGCCTCCGGGAATTCATCATGCGTGCGGCCGTCGAGCAATCGGCCGGCGGCGCGCTTGCCTGCGCGATGAACTATGGACCAGCCATCGCCGCTCGCGGCGCCTCGCGGGTAGTTGTCGACGCGGTAGCCGCCGGCCGCGATGCGCCCGTCAAGTGAGATCGCGGCCGTTTCGACACGGCCTGAGCCGAAGTCTCCCGAGCCTGGTGCCCATTCGCCGTGCTGTTTGAACAAGAACGGCACGCCGTAGGCCGCGCACTGGTCGCGAAGATCGCGAGGCCATTCGGGATGCATCGGCCGCGCGCCGTGGCCGCTTTCGCCGCCGACGATCACCCAGTCGATCTCGGGTGAGCTAAATCCCGTCCCGTCCTCGGCGTATTCGGTGGTGGGCCCGTGAATCCATGGCGCGTCGGCAGGACAGTCGGCACAGGACTGCAGTTCCCGCATGCAGCAGACACCAGTCGGATCGACCCAGGCTCGAAGATCAACCGGCCCGAGCAACGGCTCCATGGACAGGAACCGGCGGCGCGCCGGCGTCATGAGCAGCTTCTCGATGTCGCGATCTGCCTCGGCCTGGTTGACGATCGTCGCGCCGAGCCAGACGTTTGCCCACGGCCACGGCGTGTTGACGCCGCGGCCAGCGAGCTCGAGTGCACGGGCGATCATCGGTCCGGCATTGCCGATGCGTTTCGTCAGCAGCAACCAGTCGAGGTGCGGGGTGTTCCAGATCAGATCGAACAGGTCGGCGCGCCACGCATCCGGAACAGCGTTATCGAACACGTCGGCGAGCGACGCGCAGAACACGCGCTGGCGACGGCCGTGCGCGGCGAAGAACTCAGCATGCGCAGCTTCCCACGCGAGCGGCTTCCGCCAGTTCGCGGCCGACGTGCGGCGGCGCGGCGCGCCGGTCCCCCAGTTCACGGCCGTGCCGCCGGCGAAGCGCGCGTTGCGCGACTCGGCGTAGCAGTGGTCGCAGCCCGGGCTGACCTTCGCGCAGCCCTCCCACGGGTTGAAAGTGTGGTCGCACCACTCGATTTTTGTGTTCTCGCTCATGCGGCAAGCTCCTCGTCGTTGTTGTCCATGGGCTGCTGAAACACGCGGCCGCGCTCGCCGGCCGGGATCGTCACAAGGCCGGCCGCGGCGAGGAACGGATTGCGCTTCATGGCATCGCGCGCCGCGCGAGCAGCTGCAGTTTTGATGGAGGCCGGGCACGGTACGTCCGGCCCGGTCCCGATCGCCCAGACCGGCCGCCACTGGGCGCGGCCCTCGGGTGGGATCCAGTCGACGATGTGTACTTCGGCGCGGTGAATCGTCAGTAGCTCGCTGACGCGCTGCTGCGACACGCCGCAGCGCGTCACCAGCTCACGAACCGAGAGTTGCTCACGCTCGAGGATGGCGCGCATCCTGTCCCACGCCGGCGTCGCGCGTGACTTGTAATCGCGCCGCGCCCGCTTGAGCTTGAGCACCCTCGTGGCGAAGGTCTGGACTGACTTTCGCGAATGACGCGGAAACGCCGCGTACAGGGCCTTGGAAGGGATAGGTGATGGGTAGAGGCGGGCGAGCAGGCGCGCTTCGCCGGTCGTCCACAGGTTGTGTGTCGACGTCGACATGCTACGGTTCCTCAGGATTTTTCCAGGGAGCACCAGACGAAGACGGTTTTCCTGGTGCGTGGATACGAGATGAACTGCACGCCACGCCCGACCGACGATGGCAAGTTCGCCGCGCAGGTGGGAGTGACGAAGGTGGGGTTCAGCCGCGAGGCAGCGTTTCGAAGACTCGGCGAATTCGACACGGAAGCCGAAGCGGTCGCCTATGCGAAGCAGTTTTCCGAAGAGTGGTTGAGTCGGTACGCCTGAGCAGACGACCTCAGGCCCGAAAGACTGCATTCGCTATTGCAACCTTTCACTATGGGCCTACGATCCTAGTTATCGATTAACTAGGAGAATGTCGATGCAACAACACCTCGAAAATGCAATCAATGCTTATAACCGTGCGCGCATCGCGTTGAAATCCGTCGGCGACGCTTTCGCTCGAATAGGAACGCCTGACGCCTGCTCGCGACACCAACTCGAACAACTCGTTGTTTGCTCGCAGCAGGCGTATCAAGAGTTTCTTGACTTGTATCCGGTTCAGCGCGGCCGAGATTTGGCGTGGCCGAATTTCATGTCTGTGACTCCGTAGGATCTGCGATTGCCAGTACTGCGGATTCTCGAGCTGCGCGCCGATCAGAAATGAATTTCTTGAGCCATTCTATGGCGTCGTCTGGCGACCCCAATTCGCCGGTAACCTTTCTGCGCTTGTTCATCGCGCCACACTGCTCGTAGGTGATCGGGACGGCGCCGGCGGCGATTGCGGCGGCGCGCTTGCTGATCGCGATGTCGAAGTGCTCGTCGCGCGTGCCGGCGTGCTGAATCCATTTCGGATTGACGCCGATCTCGCGCACCATGGTGAGCAGTTCGTCTGTCGTATCGGCTATGAGGTGCGACATCTTCATCCGGCCGAGCTTCCCGATTTCGTGCCGGTACATGTCGTCGACGTAGACAGTCATGTCCGCACCCATCCTTTCGACGTCGAGCGGATCTTCCCAGTCTTGCGCAGCGCCTGCAGACGGCGTTCAAGAACACGCCAGTCGTCGACGCCGTAGCGTGATCGCTTGGTTCCGGCCTCTTTGGCATGTCGTTCGCATTCAGCCATCAGCGCGCGGCAGCCGCGCAGATATGTGAACGACTTCGGCGTGTCGTCCATCTGCGCCACGATCAGCTCGTCGAGTTTTTCGTATTTGCTCATTGCTTGCCTCCTGCGCGGGCGGAGTCGATGGCGTCGTCTAGATGCTCGGCGACGGAACCCTGCATCACGTTGCCGACCGGCTTCACTTCAGGAAAGGCGAAGCCTTCGGTATAGGCTCCGAAATTTCTGACTCCGCGCACGAATCGCCGCAGATAGCGATACCGGTCCGCGCAGACCTTGTCATCGTCCGTCATCTCGGCGCGCGGCTCCGGCGGCGTCAGTTCGCCGCGCTGGATTTTGATTGCGTTGTCGAGCGCGTCGATATGCTCGGTCGTCAGCGTCTGCGCGCGGTCTGCCTCGATGACGGCGAGCGCGGCCGCGATGACGCCTGCCGATGCGCGCGGCTCCTGCCGGCCCGGATGGGAGGCTAGAAGGGCGCGAAGCGCATCGGCCAGCTTCGCGTCCCCGCTGACCTCCATATCGTCGGCAACGAGCAACAAGTCCATACGTTGACGTTCGGTCAGCCCCTCCCGAGCGTCTGCCTGCGCAGCGTTCTCGATTACCTCCAACGCTTCTTCCCACGGGCAGTTGGCGTTCGAGTGTTCGCCGATGTCCACGCCGAAATGCTTGGCTATGGCTACAGCCAGTTTGTCGGCCGTTTCGTGGTATTCGTCGCGCTCGCGCAGCGTTTGGTCCCATAGTTCGTCATCTGTCGGACGAGCGTCTGCCTGCGCGTGATGCGAGGGGGCGCCTTCGAGCGCAGCCTTCGCGTCGGCCAGCACATTGCGCACGACAGAGCTTTGCGTCCAGTGGGGCTCGCCATCTTCATCGCGCGTCGAGCGCATCTGCTGATCGCAGTGGAACAACTCGACGTACAGGCGCCGGCACAGCTCGCGCCACGTCGCCCCTTCCGCCCCCGTCTCGTTGGCAGAGGAGGCGCGGGCGCAAAACGCGAGTGCGGCAATCCACGTCTTGCGGTGGTAGTCCCACGCCTCCTGCGCGGCACCCTCGATCTCGGGGCGCTCGTATTCCTGATGCCGCACGAACGCCGCCCGCTCGTCCGCCGGCGCGGCGACGGCGGCGCTGTCCCGCCGGCAGGAACCGTCCGTGCGCTGCTCGCATGGGCCGAGGCCGCTACAGATGCACGGCGCCGGCACGCCAGCAAGCCGCGCACGCGGCCACGTCGCGACGTCTTCGCCCTGCGGGCAACCGAAATCGCTGCAGATCCCGTGCAACAGATCGAGGTTCACGCGGACGGCGTTGTACACCCAGCGCGCGATCGGACGCAGCAGATCGCCGTCCTGCTGAGGCTCGATGGCGTCGAGCAGGTCGCGTACGATCTTGACGCTCGCCGAACTGTCGTTCGTGAGTTCGTCGATGTTGTCGCCGCCATGCTCCGCGTCGTAGTGGTGGCGGATGAACTCGCGCAGCTGGTCGACGGTATAGCCCCCGTAGGTGTTCGTCGTCATCGTCATCCTCACTTGACGGAGATGTCCGGCACGATCACCGAAGGCTTGAATACCACCTTGTAGTGGTAGGTGCTCGAGGGAGCGGGATCGAGCTGCTCGATGAAGTACGTCACATTGTTCGACAGTCCGAGGAAGTGCTTCTTGTATTCGTTCGGACCGGTCTTGCAGATGATCGCGAGCTTCGTGTCGGTGCTGGAGTTGTCCTTCGAGCAAAGGCCCTCGATGGTGAGCATGTACTCGCCAGTGAACCCGTTGTAGAACACGATGCGGCGGTTTATCTGGAAGTTGTCGGCGGCCGTCGACAGGTTGTTCGATGCCACGTCGGCATCAGAGCAGCCGGCAGTTACCGCGATGCTACCGACCAGGGCAGCAACGATCAGAAGTCGAGCGGAGGAGTTCGAGTGATGGGTCATGGTGTGAACCTCGATAGTCATGCGAATAAGTCGCCCTGTTTTTTGCCGCTCGACTCCGCGAGGTGCGTAGGGCAGAAGTGGGTATCGGCGCGGACCAGATGCGCATGCACCGCGCACAGGTGCCGATCGCATGTCTTGCCCGGCTTCGTCTGGAAATCGCAGAGGAAGTCGCTCGGCGCGTCGCAGCCGTCGACCGAGCAGCGACGCTCGCGCTTACGACCTCGCGTGCAGATGATTCCGGACGTGCCGCCGGGAAGGCGAAACGGGGTGCAGGGCATCAGGTGCCTCCGTTTTAGAAGGTCTGCGGCGCGACGGTCAGCGCGATCGCGATCGGGCGCACCCAGACCGGTGTCGACGAAAGCTGGAACGTCTCGCCGGATTCGGCGAGCAGCAGCGTGGTGCCCATCACCTCGGCGATTGCCTGCGCGGCGTCAGGCGGCACGGCGTTGCCGATGCGTTCGCGCCACGCCTGGTCGGACAGTCCGTCGAGCTCGAGATACTCCTCCGGCTCGACGAGCGATTGCAGGACGGCCAACTCGAGCGTGGTGAACGGCCGGTGCCATGTGCCATCGAGCGCGCGGATCACGGCGACGGTCTTCTCGTTCGCCGCGGGCATGCGCGGATCCGCGACGGACCATCGCCCGTTGTCATGGCCGGCGGCGGCCGACACCGCGCCGCTGTGCTGGTCCCAGCCGACCACGCCGTAGTGGCCGCCGGTGAGGTACGCGTCGCCGCGCTCGCGGCGCATGCCCGGGCGCGGGTCGGCTACGGCGAACGCACCTTGACCGCTGTCGCTGCGCGCGATGACCGTGCCGGCGGGCTCGTCGAAGCCGGTCACGCGGTACTTGCCGGCGCCTTCGAAGCCCGTGCTCGCGCGCGGATCGGCGACCGCGTACGCGCCCTGATCATCGCCGCCGATGACCGTGCCGGCGTGGCCGGCCCATTCGGTCACCTTGTACTTGCTGAATAGCGGACCGGCCGGCGGCCGCGGATCCTGCACGCATTGGCCGGTTCCGTGCGCGCTGGTGACCGCGCCCGCGGCGTCGCGCCACGGGATGATGCGGAATTCGTTGTTGTGCTTCGGCGCGCCGGAGTGGCGCGGGTCGGCCACGGTGTAGCAGCCCTGGCCCGGGGTCTGCTGGCCGGCGATCGTGCCGCAGTGGTCATCCCATGGGAGCACGCCGTAGGCATGGCCGTCGTTCCACTTGGCGCTTTGCGCGAAACGCGGATCGGCGACGCTAAAGGCCCCGTTCGTCGGTAGCGACTCACCGGCGACTGTGCCGGCCGGTTCGGTCCAGTCGACAACGCCGAGATGGCCACCGCGGCGCTCGGGGACGATGAGGTAGTCGCGCAGCTGCCCGTTCTCGACCGCGAGCTTGTTCAGGCTGCGCCAGTCGCTGCCTGCTTCGACGAACGCGAGGCGCACCCACGTTTTCCACTGCAGCGACGGCACGCGGTGCATCGGGCCGGCTGCCTCGACGTCGCCCGGCAGCGGCATGCGGCCGAGCAGCGTGCCGACTCCCTGCAGGCGGTTCTGCTCGGGCTCATAGAGGTAGGCCGGCACCTTCGCGATGTGCCGCGCGACCTTCAGATAGCGTTTGCGGCTTTGCGCCATGCCTCGCTTCGCGATCTTGCCGCAATCGTGCGTCGTGTTGTTCGCGGCGTAGCCATAGTGCTGGAGAATCTGGTCGATCTGGTTCAGCAGATGGCGGCCGCGCGTCGCGAGCCTGGGGACGTTCTCGAACACGATCAGCTCGACCGGATCGTCCTTCCATGCCTCGCACATCAGCCACACGCAGCGCAGCGTCAGCTCGTTGAGCGCCTGGTACTTCGGCGTGCGGCTGAGCGTCTCCGACAGCAGGCCGGACGCACCCTTGCACGGCGACGAGATGAACACGCAGTGCGGATGCTGGTAGCCGGCAGCGCGGCGCACGTCCTCGGGTGTGGCCTCGCGCCAGCCGGGCGGCGGCTCGGCGCCGTGGAACGCGGTGTACTGCTCGCGCGTGAACAGGTCCATGACCGTGCAGGGCGTGCCGACCAGCGTCTCGAAGTCGCGCGCGGCCGCCGGATCGTTGTCGATGCCGCCGATGCAGCGCCACGTCGCAGTCATGTTGCCGACATGGGAGGTGGCTTTGATGAAGCCCTTGGCGCCGCCGCCGAGGCCGCAGCAGAAACCGAAGCTGTTGTAGACGCGCTGATTGTCCATACGTGCCATAGATGGAATCTGGAAAAAAGAAGGGCGCCGAAATTCGGCGCCCCTCAAGGCCGCGCAGTCCGAGGTAAGCCGCGCGGAGATGCTCTGTCGTTGAGAGGGGGTGGTCAGTCGGATGAGTCGATGGTTTCGCTGAACCCGCACTTCGTGCAGGTGTACTGATTCATGCAGTTTCCGACGTTCTTCCGGTCCATCACATGCTTGCACCCGAACCGGAAAACGCTCACGGTGCCGCCCCAGTAGTCGCTGATCAGCGCGTAGCTGATTTGGTCGTGCATGAAGAACATTCGCGCGTCGCCGAGGACGGTGCGCGACCAGCCAGTAGCGATCGGCGAGTAGCGAAAGAAGGACGACTTTGCGAATTCATCCCACGAGATCTCGGTCCAGCCATTCGGCAGAACGTCGCAACCGTAGTGGCGCACGGGATGCGGCTCGCAGCCGACCTTGCCGCCCCAGTACAAGTTTTCGATCTGACCGCGAAACGTCGCGTCGGCGCCGCCGATCTTGTCAAGCAACATGGCTTGTCTCCGTCGTCTTCGGCAGCGTCGCGTCGAGGCGTCGAATCAGCTTCACGATGTCCTCGGGGATGCGCATTGCGTGGCTGCCGTGAATTGCGGCGAATGCCGGCCGGAGAAGGTTGCGTTCGTCGTCGCTCAGCTCAGCGTGTTCGAGGCGCGTGAGCGCGCGCCAGAGAGGATCTTGGGTGTCGGTCATTGCTTCAGCACTCCATGTGAGTCGCGCATGTGATCGGCTAGTCCGGCTTCCTTCACACGACGGTTGAAGGTGGGGCAGCGCACGCGCGGGACGAGCGTCGCGATTTCGTGCGCGGAGCGGCGTCGAGCTTGCGTCGATTCGTTGTCGCGATACAGTTCACGCCAATTCCCCGCGCGTGCCATCGCCAGGTGCGAGTCGCATACCTGCATCACGTCGTCGTTGCCGCGCATCCAGTCGGTCTGAATATCGATTCTCTTGATGGAACCGTTCTCGCAGCACGAACAGAGCTTCGTCTGAGCTTTGCTCTCGGATCCGATGCATGGATAACGCTTCATGGCGCCTTTCCCCGGTAAGTTTTCGTAAAGTCTCGATCGACGGCGTGGCCGCAGGAGCGCACGACATTCGCAAGCAGCGCTCGATCGTGATGACTGGCGGTTGCCTGCCGCAACAAACCGAAATACGAATTTGCGACCGGCATCAGATCGCCTGGCGGCGTCTCGGCGAGGCGACGGAGCGCTTCGTTCCGGGTTCGCTTCCGCGTCTCCCGGCGCCACGGCTTGATGACCTGGCCGACGAAGTCGATGCCGCGATCGATCGGCTGCAGGATGGTTTTGCGCGGGTTGATCCGTGCGCCGAGCCGTTCCGGAAGAAACGCCGTGACATCGGCGAGAATCTCGTTCAGGCGCGCCGGCGATTCGTGTAGAAACACGAAGTCGTCGACGTAGCGGATGTAGTGCCTTGCGCCGAGCAGATGCTTCGCGCGCTGGTCGAGCGCGTCGAGGTAGACATTCGCGAAGAACTGGCTCGACAGGTTCCCGATTGGTAGGCCGAGGTCGGGCGCCTGTTCCAGTAGCCGTTTATGGGGAGGCACGAGCTGCATCATTGCCGGGTCGCCGTGATACTCGAAGTCGCCCCGTGGATCGTGCATCAGCACGCACTCGGTCAGCGCGCGCCAGAACGACTCGGAGATCTTCGCGAGCAGCAGGTCGCGCAGAATGCGCTTGTCGATGCTGACGAAGAAATTTGCGAGATCGCACTTCAGGTAGAACGCACGCTTGGACCAGTTCTGCGTGATCGATCGAACCTTCGATTCGAGACGTTCGGCGGCATACAGCGTGCCGCGTCCCTTGATGCATGCGCATGAATCGGCGATGAACGAACGCTCGAAGCGCGGGCCGATCCGGTTGTAAAGCAGGTGGTGCACGATGCGATCGCGAAACGCTGCTGCCCAGACTTCGCGCGGCTTCGGTCGCGTGATGACGAAGCACTTCGAGCGGCCTGGCGTGTAGCTGCCATCGGCCAGCTCGTCGTACAGGCGGCGCAGGTTCCGTTCGAGCTGCATCTCGAACGCGAGCGCCGCATTGCTGTTTCGCTTCGTTCGCCGGCAGTCGAGATACGCTTCGACCAGCTCGGCGAACGATAACGGCCCTCGATCTGCGGACGGCGCGGGCGCGCAACTCGTTGTTCTGGTGGTTGTTGTTCTGGTTGCCATTGTTGAAGTTCTGGTACCACGCCCAGCCGGAGGTATCGTGCGATCTACGTCGCCCGGCCGATTTCTCAGCCGGAAAACTGCGCTGGACCTTTCCGCACACCGGCGGCCGGTTTCCTCATTGCGCATGGCGGTGGCCTTGTGAGCCAGCGGCACGACCAGATTGATTTAATCGCTCAGCCGCGAAGGCCTTGACCTTAGCGGAGCGGGCGACGGTTTGCGGCGTTCTTCCAGCCGTTAGCCTGCTTCCCGATGCTCGTCGTTTTCTCAACGGCAACTGCATAGCCCTCGCGGGCGATCAGACGCTTGTCCATGCTGAGACGAAGCAGTAGCTCGATCACCTGCAGGCGCTCAAGCAATTCGACGAGGTGAGGTGCCTTGTCGGCTGCGACGTTCGCGCGGAACACCAACACCATGATCTCGATGCATTCCACGCTGATCTTCTCGCCGATGCTGCGCTTGAAGTCGCGGGGCATGTTCTTGACCAGGTTGGTGACGTCATCGAGCAGCCCGTAGGCCGCTCGATATATCGGGAGTTGGTTGTGCAGGGCCACGGTGGGTCAAATGATCAAAAGACTGAAGGGATAAATCTGCGGACGGCGCGGGCGCGCAACTCGGTGCCCTGGTGGCCGTAGCCCTGGCCGCCATAGCTGAAGTGCTGGCACCACGCCCAGCCGGAGTTCGATTCGTGGCGCTCGCTGGACCAGTACCAGCTCGGCTCGAACTCGCCCTTCAGGTTCGCGAACAGAAGCGATTGCTCCCGCCGCGTCGGCAGTTCGCCGCCACGTTCAGCGGCCCATGCCTTCGCCGCCTCCCAATCCAGACCTTCAGCATCGCCCGGCAGGAGAATCAGGTAGTGGCTCAGCGAACCGTCCTCGAGAAGGATCTGCCCGGCGATGCGCTCGCCGGCCGCGAGCGGGACCGTGACGGCGTCGACGTGATACTCGGTCGCTCGCGGTTGCTTCTTGAACTCATCGATCAACGCGCCGATGCGCGCGTGATCTGCTTCGATCTGTTCCAGCGTGATCGTCATTGCATGCTCCGATTGTGAATGGATGAAGGGTTAAATCGACAATCTGCGGACGGCGCGGGCGCGCAACTCGCTGTCCTGGTGGTAGCAGTCCTGGCCGCCATCGTAGAAGTCCTGGCACCACGCCCAGCCGGCATAATCCGGATCGTCGTCGGGCGTGTTCGACCAGTACGCAGCCTTCTCGAACAGATCGCGGTGCTGTTCGTAAGCGATCACGAGCTCGGCGCGCGTCGGCAAATCACCTCCGATGCTCTTGGCCCAATCCATCTGCTCCTGCCAGGTGCCGCGATCGTTATCGCCGGGCAGCAGGACCGTGTGTGTGACGTCGCCGTTCTTGTCGACAAAGCCACCGAGGTAGATCTCGCCGTCGGCGAGCGTGGGAAGCTGGATCTGCATGGTTTCTCCGGAAAAAAGAAGGGCGCCGATCGGCGCCCTTCGAATGCCGCGCGGACCGAGGTAAGCCGCGCGGGATAGGCTCTGTTGAATCAGCGGGGCATCCACTGCGTGCCGCGCACAATCCGGCCAACCGGTTCGAGCACGAGCACCTCGGATTCCTTTTCGCCACGGACGAGAGCGCTGCCGCGTTTCTGGGCCTTGTCTAGCGAATCATGCCGCTGGGGTTTGCAGTAGCGACCGACCGTCACGAAGAGCGGCTTTCCGGCGCCGACGGGCCCGAGCGTCAGCTCGTCGATGCGCGCTTCGAGTGCCGCGGCATTCGCGCGCCAGGTGTCGGCCTTCAGTTGCGCGGCGTCGCGCTCGGCGGTAAGGCGCTCAACGGTGGCGCGCAAGCATTCGATGATCTGCGCGGCGTCGATGACGCGGGCATTCGGGTCCACCGAGTCGTCGACCAGGCCGACCGAAACCAGCGCCGGAGCAGCATCGTCCGGTGACGTATCGCTGGACGGCGCGGCAGGCGTGGCCGGCTGCGCTGCGCGCGCGAGCCAGTACACGTACTCGTTGCCACCGCCCGCGCGCTTCTCACGCTCGACGAGCGCCTCTCCGAGCATCCGGTTCAGCTCCTTCGTCACGTCGAGATGCGGGAGCCCGGTTCCGGTCGCCACTGCCTTCGCTGTGGCTTCCGATGTCGCGGCGAGATACTTCTCGATGTCCTCTCTCACGCTGCCTCCCGTATGGTGTGCTGCGCGGCCGGCGCGACCTGACCGCCCTCGACCCAGAACGCTTCGATGGCCTCGGGCAGGCCGCCGGGCGGCGTTTTCAGGCTCATGAACACGAGCGCCGTGTCGATCTGGTCGCTGTAGGCCAGATCGTCGAGCCAGTAGAGCAGCCGGTCGCGCTCCGGGCCGACCAGGACGTCGGCGCGATCGAGCACGAGCAGCTTCAGGCCCGAGAAGTGGCCGATCGCCGCGGCGATGTGCGCGTCGACGCGCCAACGCTCGGATTCGGACAGCAGGGCGTAGGCGCGCCCGTCGGCGAAGATCTCCATCTCCGGCGTGATCGTCACGTCAGCCCATTCAGACATCTCGGCGAGCGCGACGAGGTGCTCGTTCATCGGCGTCAGCGCTTCACTGAGCAGGTCGGCCGGGATGCCATTCGGCGCGAGCGCGTCGGCGATCGCCTCGTACGCTGCGACGTCTTCGTGCAGCGCCGCAGCCTGCTTTGCCAGATCGGCGGCGCTGGCGGCGCGCCGCTCGATTTCGCGAAGCGTCGCAATGTCGGTGTCGAGCTGCTTTCGGCGGCGCTGGAGGTCGGCCAGTTCGGAGCGTGCGGCGTCGCCGCTCTCGCGTGCGTCGGCCGCGCCGCTTTCCTCCGCGTCGTCTTCGAGTGCGCGCAACTGCGTCGCTGCCGATTCAGCCGCATCGACGTCGCGTTTGCGGTTCGCGGCCGCGTTCTGCAGCGTCTTCAAACCCTGCTCGTACTCGGGCAGCTTCGCGGCCGCGTCAGCGTCGCGCGCGCCGGCTGCGGCCGCCGACAGCACGCCGTTGAGGTAGCGCAGGAGGGCGCCGCACTCGGGGCACGAGCATTCGGTGCCGGCGGGCGCCGCGCCGGCGAGCACACGAAGCGCTTCGACCTTGGGCAGGAATTCGGCGACCTGCTCGTCGGCGAGCTGCGCGAGCTCGACCGCCTTCGCGTAACCGGCGGCGCGCGTGCGCAGGTCGGCGATTCGCGACGCGCGCGCACGTGCCGCGGTGTCCGCTGCGTCGGCCGCGCCGATCTGCTGCTGCAGTTCGCCGATTCGGTCGTCGAGCGCCGCGCGGTCGCCCGTGAGCTTCCGCAATGCTGCCTCGTCGAACTCGACCGCCGCCGGGCGCCAGGTGGCTGCCTTCTGGCTGCCGTACGTCTCGCCGGTCGCGGTGCGCCACGACTGCTTCGCGCCGCGCGCGCGGTCGGCGGCTTCCTTCTGCGCTGCTTCAAAGCCGGCGCGCAACATTGGCGTGATCGCCGCGAGCCGGGCGGCGGCCGGCGCCGGCACCGCATCGGCGCGGAACCCGAGCTTGCCCAGCAGCCGCGCGCGCATTTCGTCGACGCCGATCTTCACGCCCATCAGGTCGTACAGGAACGCCCGGCGCTCGGCCGCGCCGAGGTGCGCGAACCGCTGCGCGTCGAGCACCAGCGGAAGACGCGGATCCTCGGCGAGCTCGCGCTTCAGCTTGCCGGACGGCAGCATGACGCTGTTCGCCTGCTCGCCACACGCGACCACGATCTGGCCGCCGTCGGCCCCCTCGGTGACGAGCGAGCCGTATTCCTTCTTCAGCGCGACGCGCACGGTGTCACCGGTGAGCGCCATGCGCACGGCTTCTTGCAGGCTGCTCTTGCCGGCACCGTTCGGGCCGGTGAAGAGCGCGACGGGCTTCGCGAGCCGGAGGTCCGCGGTACGGATCCCGAGAACGTTCGCCACGTAGATGTCGGTGATTTTCACGATTCCTCTCCCTGCGTTCCGCGCGGCCGCAGAACCGCGCGGCCGCCGTCCGACTCCATCGTGCTGACGATGCCCTTCGCTTCGAGCAGCTCGACCAGCCGCGCGGCGCGGTTGTAGCCGATCTTGAACTGGCGCTGCACGCTCGAAATCGACACTTTCTGCTGCTCGATCACGAACGCTTCGACTTGGGCGTACAGCGGATCCTCGTTGCCAGAGGCGGCTTGTTCCTCGTGCCACTCCTTCCAGCCCTTCACCCATGCGATGCACAGCTCGCCGGCCATCACGGGGCATTCGCTTTCAGGCTTGCCATCGGCGGCCGCTTGCCTGCCGGCCTGATGCTGTTCGTCGATCTGCGCTTGCGTCGGGCCGTCGCCGAGCTTCGGCACCTCGCGGAAATCGGCGTCGACCACGTCGTTGTCGGGTTTGTCGCCGTCCATCCCGTCGCCGTCGTTGTCCGTGTACTCGCGGCCGAGGTCCAAGCCGCGCTGATCCGATTCGCCGCGGATCTCGTCCATGCCGCCGGTGTGCTCGTCGGGGTTTGCGACGACGACCAGGACGGCTTTTCCGCTCGCCTCGTACAGCTCGTGCAGGTTCGGTTGCGAGCCGCCGAATTTCACCACCGCCTTGACACCGTCCTTGATCGTGATCTGGTCGAGGTCACCCTGGACGACGATGCGGCCATCGCTCGCGATCAGGTGCGTCGCCATCTTCACGTTGTGCTCGACGCGCGCCCGCAGTCGGTCGATGACGTCGTTCTGCTTCTTCTCGGACAGCTTCACCCAGATGTCGGGCATCAGCTTCATTTCGGTCACCAGCGCCGAAAGCAGGTCTTTGCCGATGCTGTCGGCGGTCATCTGGAGGACGTTCTTGTCGGTCATGTCGAAATCCTTGGCAGCGGAAGGCGCGCGTTAGTCGGCGTTGATCGGGTTGCGCGGGCGGCGGCCGGCCGGCGCGGTCGTCTGAGCGGTTGTCTTGCCGGCGGCCGCCTGTTCGGCTGCCGCCGTGATGGCGCGCATGCGCGCGGAGGCCAGGGCGTTCAGTTCGGCCTTGGCGGTTTCATCCGGCACGCCGCTGATCGCACTGCGGGCGAGATCGAGGTCCTCGGGCGTCTTGGCGGATTCGATGTCTTCTCGGATACCGCGCACGAGGCCGGCGGCATCGAAGTCGAACCCACCTTGATCGTGGCCGCCGTCTTCCGGCGGGCCGCCCTGGTCGTCGACCGGATCGGCTTGGGCGGCCGCCGGCGACACGCCGTGCGTGTGTGATTCCGTCGCGGGTCCCGTTTGCGGCTGCGATGCGCCGCGCGGAACTTCGTCAGCGGGCTCAGCGCGGCCGCCGCGCAGCTCGTCGAGGGTCGTGCTGTAGACCGTGTAGGACCCGTCCGGGGAGACGTCGACGACATCTGCCTCTTCTTCGGACGTGCGACCCATGCCCATGACGATGTCGGGCGCGTGGATGTTGCCGAAGAAGCTGCCAGCGCGGTACTGGAACATCAGCGTGCGTAGCCCGGTCTGCCACTTCGATCCTGCCTTCCCGTACCAGCCTTCCTCGACGACCATTCGCATGCTGACCGGCGCCGATTCGATCACGGGCATGCCGATGTCCCGGTACAGGTCGAGCATGCGGCCCGCGTACTGACGAACCTGCTCGGGTGCGAGGCGCGGCTCCGGTGTGCCCCGCGGGAGCGCCCAAGCGATGCACTCGATGTCATCGACCTCGACCTCGCGCTCTTCGAAGATCGGCTTTCGAGCCTGCTGATTCCAGCCCGTCTTTTCCTTGTACTTCGCCGTGATCTTGCCGCGGCTGATCATCTGGAAGCGCAGCGGCGTAAAGCGGCCCGATGCGTTGATGGCGGCGATCACGAACTTGCCCGACCACCGCAGCTTGCCCTCGATCATGTCGGCGTTCTGCATCACTGCGGTAATCGACATGCGGACAGCGCGCGCGACCTCGATCGCGACGAGACAGTTGCCGATCGCAGACGGGTTCTCGACCCAGATTTCCTCGCCGTTCACCTTCTTCAGGTTGTGCGACCGGAACTGCGCCGGAACGGCGTCGCTGCTCGCGTATGCTTTGGCGATACGGTTGGCCAGGATAAAGCCGCGCTCCGTGAACATGTCGACGGCTTGGTCTGGAATCAGCGCCGGTGCGCCGCCGGCTGCCTTCACTTCGCTCAGTTGTGCGGGTGCATTCATGGGTGCCTCATTACTCGTGGAATTTGCAGACGCCGTGTCGCGGGCAGTACTTCGCGTCGCACAGCAGCGATTTCGGGTTCGGATAGAAGCGGCCGGTGCGGAACATGTCGGCCGCGAATTCGATGAGGCCGGGCTCGTCTTCGGTGCCGATCATCACGCGCTTGGCGTTTTTCACGGGCGCGGTGGCCACCTCCGGTGTGCCCTTCGTTTTCAGGCCGATGATCTCGGCCGTGTCGGCGATCAGCTCGCCGGTCGTGTGCTCGTAGAGCATCTCGTAGGTGCCGATCTGCGGGCCGTGTCCCTTCGTGACCGCCACACCTTTCTGCACCGCAGATGAGCCGCTTTTCAGGTCGGCGATGCCCGGGCCGAGGGCGGTGCGGCGCACGCGTGCCCGGTCCATCGTGCCGGTGAGGCGGATGACGATCCCACCGCCGCAGTCGATGTCGAGCGGCTTCGTCTCCATCTCGACTGCGACGAAGTCGTAGCGTGGTGCGACCTCGAGGCAGTACCTCGTAGTGAGCGAGATCCCAATGCGCTCCGCTTCCTTGAGACTGAGATCGTCGCTCGCCGGGTTGTACTCGTTCGACGGGTCGTGCAGCTTGTCGACGAACGCGCCGGCCGCGTCATCGACGGTCAGGCCGGAGCCCTCAAGCACGCTCTGGTCATAGGCGGCCGTGCCTGCGTGGATCGCGGTACCGAGGGCGGCACGCAGCCCGACGACATTGCGCATCTTCAGCAGGTGAATTGCCTCCCACCTGTAGGCGCATTCGAAAAGCGCGCCCCAGCTCGACGCGCGCACCGAGTACACGGACGGAGTCATGCCGCACCTGCGGTTTCGGGGTCGACGTCCGCGGCCGGCGCCGGCGCCGGCATCTTCTCGACGCACACGTACGGGAAGCGGTCGGGAAACGGCTTGATGTGCTTGTAGAAGTGCGAGCCGAGCGAGTCAGCGGTCTTGAGCGCGTCGAAGTTCGCCTGCGTGAAGCCGGTGTAGTGGTACAGCGACGTCGGCGCATTCGTCTTGCGATCCTTGAAGCGGACCGCGAGCGTTTCGGATTCGGCGTCATATCCGATGCTATGGATCTGCGACGACTCGACGGGAAGGGTGTCGATGGTTTTCATGCCTTGGGACTCCAGATAGAACGACGAGAGACGCGCAACATGCGGCGCGCGCGATGTGGCGGAGAACGTGGGGTCGACGAGTACGACGGCAGCGTTTAGAGGATTCCCCAGCGTTTGCTGAAGTAGTCGATCGCGACGGCGATCGCCGCTACCGAGATGAAGATCGCGAAAACGAGCGCACGTGCGGCGCGCGGGTGCCGACGCTCGAAAAGGTCAGCGTGATCGGTGAAGCGGCTCATGATGGCCTCGTTGGAACCATGACAGGCGCGTCGTCTGGTGCACTGATCAGCGTCGGCACGCCAAGCCAGACGAAGACGAACAGGATCGTCGCGACGACGAACCACAGGCCGACCAGCTCGCCGACCTTGCGCATAAAGGACTTCATCCCAGGCTCCGCAGATACGGGCCGGCCAGATCAGCGCCGAACCAGAGCGCGCCGATCGCGGCGCCGTATGCGACTGCCCATGCCGAGCCTTCGATTACGTAGCGCAGGCGCGATACAGGCGATTGCCTGTATTCGCGAAATACAGGCTGTAGGCTGTTGAGGGGCGAGCGCATCAGTGGTTCCTCCGCAGTGTTCGCTCGGCGAAAGTCGCGACGTTGTGCTTCGTACGGTCGAGGATCTGCTGCGCGATCGCCTCGCTGCCGACCATCGCGATGCCGAGCGCCGCCTTGCTGATCAGCATTTCCATCACGTTCGCGAGCGCGTTCGGATTGCCATACGCACCGGATTCACGTACGTAGTCGGCGATCAGCTTTTCAGCGAGGTCGCCGCATTGGGTGGGGGATTTGAGATTGCTCATCGGTCGACTCCGGCGATGGTGATGTGGCGAAGGGGATCGGACGCGGGCATGGGTGCGGCGAAGCCTGCCTTCGCCAGCGCATCATCGACAACGGCGCGGATGCCGGACGTGAGCACGGTCTTGGACGCGACCAGGTGCAGTGCGTCGATCAGGTGCGCCATCGGTTGAAGGTGTGCGTCGAGAGAGCGGTCGGCCGCGAGCGAGCGCGCATAGGCATCGGCCGACGCACTGTCGTCGACATCCGAGGGCAGCTCGCCATACGCGAAGCTCGAGTCGGCCCGCTCCTGCGCGAGCTCCTTCGCGCGCTCCAGCCACGCCTGACCGAGCGTGTGCTTGATCTCGTTCATGTCAGACGCCTCGCGCTCGGAGCATGGCGTCGGCGATGCCGTACGCGCGAAACACCACCGCGTCGAAGTCCCAACCGGCAATGTCAGGATTCGCGCAGATGCCCTGCATCGCCTTCGCCGCAAAGTAGTCACGCAGCTTCATGCCGGGTTGGCCTTCGTATCCGTTGCAGTCGCCGGGAACTTCCGGAAACGCCGGGCCGCCGCCGTTGATCTCGTTCATGTAGTCTCTCAGTGTGGTGTGATCGCCAGCCGAAGCCGGCGCGGTTGCTCAGTCGTCGAGCGCGCGACGCCCGGCGTGATCGGTGCAGCTGGAGAACCCCGCGTTGGCCGGGCTGAACTTCTGGCCGCATCCGGAGCAGTAGACGTTGGCGAAACTCGGCACGGCGCCGGCGAGATCGGCGGCCGCGATGCGCCGCGCGATCTCAGCCTTCAGAACGTCTTGGCAAATGTTCCAGAAAATCTCCCGATCTTCGATCCAGCCGCGACGCAGGGCAGCGTCGATAACTGCGATCTGCTCTGCGGAGAACGGCAGCACGTCGAACGTGACGCGCTCGGCGATCGCTTCGTTGCGCTCGTCGCGCGCCAGCGCAGCGTCGTCGGCAACTGCTTGTCGGCGGTCGGCGAGTGCGTCCGTGCGCGAAGGGAGCGTGCAGACGTTTCCGGCCCGGTGATTGTTCCAATGCATCGCACCCTCCACGCAGTTGAAATCGATGAAGGGTTAAATGGGCAATCTGCGGACGGCGCGGGCGCGCAACTCGGTGCCCTGGTGGGTGAAGTCCTGGTCGCCACCGTCGAAGTACTGGTACCACGCCCAGCCGGAGTAGCCCGGGTCGGTGTCCGGCTGGCACGTCCAGTACGCGTCGCGCTCGAACTCGTCACGATGGTTTTCCAGCAGGAACAGCATTTCGACCCGTGTCGGGAGGTCTCCGCCGATCGACTTCGCCCATTCCATCTGCGCCTGCCAGGTGGCGTCGTCGTTGTCACCCGGCAGGAGCACGACGTGATGCTGTTCGCCGGCCGTGTTCGTGACGACACCGACGTAGATCTCGCCCTCGGCGAGCTGCGGAATGGAAACGGCAGTGGGGACGGGCGCGCTCATAGAGACTCCAAATAGAAAGAACTACTAAGTAAAGTTTGGTGTGAAAAATCGAATTGCGATTGCTGCACCAGCTCTCACTGGTGACGCCTCAGAAGAAGAACCGCCACCGGTCAGAACTGCATCACTCGCGCGCCCGACTACTCCCGGTCGTGCCGGCTCCGGGCCGCGCGAGGTTTGTGCCGATTACGACGCCATCGGTCACTTGTTGCTGGCTGTCTTGCGTCAGGTTCACTCGGGTATTGCATACCGCCGCGGTCTTCCGCAGCGTCCGTCCTGACTCACGACGCTGATCGCGCCGGCCGGTTGCTCCGCATGTGCGGTCCCGGCTTACCTTCGATTGTTAGAGAGCAATCCGCTTGGGGCGGTGGCGCGGCGTCGGTGTCGCGTTGAACGAATAATCACATACGTGATTTGTCGAAGTCAACACAAATGTGATTGTGGCGGGAAAAGTTTGTAACAAGGGCAGTGAGGGGCCGGCAGACGCCTGTCCGTTAAGCAATTGCTGACACCAGTTGAAAGTCGCCCGGATCTGGTACTAAACTACTGTACATTCATACAGTGTTTCGATGCAGAGAGACGAGGGCGACTGATGAAACAAGAAGTGAAGGTGCGTCTGCGATGCAAGCCGGGGGATTTGGCGATCGTGACGAAATGCGGGGTGTCCGATCGGATCGGGCTACTGGTGCGGGTGATTGAGAGGTGCTGGGACGGGCAGCATGACTGGCTCGTAGTACTGCAGGGGCCGGGGGTTTGGGCGCGCGGCGCTGTAACTGGGAGCGTTACTTTGCGCCGGCGTGCATTGCTGAACGACTGGAATTTGACGCCGATCAGCGGGACGGGTCTTCCAGGCGAAATGGCTCGTCCGGATTCGGAAGCATCCGAAGCATCAGCGCGAACGTTTGTGCCGGCTCACCAGCCTTGTCTGCCTTGAGGATCGCGTCAATCAGCGCCTTCGCGCCCGCGCTCGCGGCGACCAGCGCGGAATCGTAGCTTTCCGCGGTGTCGGCATCTGACGTCGGTTTGCCTTTCCCCTCGGCGAGCCATAGTGCGCTCACGCCGAGCGTGTCGGCAATCTGAGGGAGGCGGCGCGCGCTGTTGCGCGTTCCCGCTTCCAGATTCCCAATCGTCGATTGGGAAACGCCGGCCTTGGCGCCCAATTCCTCTTGGGAGAGGCCGGCTCGGGCTCTCGCCCATTTCAGTCTGTCGGCTAGCGTGTACATATCACAATCGTAATAGAACGGCCCATTCGATTTGTGTTGACCGAGACAAACACAAATGTGATACTGGGCCATGGACATCCAAAAAGCCGTCTCCGATCTCCTTGGTTCGGGGCTCACCCAATCCCAGCTGGCCGGTCTCATTCCGTGCTCGCAATCCCTCATCTCCGCGCTTCTCAGGGGAGCCCGCGGTTCGCGTGTTTCGTTTGCGATCGCGAGTCGCGTGATGGCCCTGCATGCGGAGCGGTGTGCGTCTGTGAACGAGAGCGCGTGAAGGGGGTGTCCTTGGGATGAACGACGTTCGGACTGCCCAGATTTTTGTGGCGTAGCCGATCCGTTCATCGAGGCAGGGCTGTTTTCTCCAATGTCGGCCAGGTGTGGACCTGGCCTTTATTTCGCCCCGGCGCCAACTGGGTAAGCAAGTGGGTAATCAACTGGGTAACGATTGATTTTTCGTATGAACCAGACCGAATTCAGGATGTTCGCGCCGTGGGTGCAGGCCGCAACGCTGCCGGACGGGGAGATCGAAGCGATGAGCTTCGAGGACTGCCTCGCGCACGCGCTCGAGCTCGGGCTGCGACGCTTCGATCGCAAGACGCTCGCGCGCAACTGCGACATTCACTATCCGCACTTCGGCGACCTGGTTGCCGGCCGCCGGCCGTTTCCGGCGACAAAGCTGCACCTGTTCTGCATGTTCACCGGCTGCGATTACCCGCGGCAGTGGCTCGCGATCCAGGAACGCAAGGCGATCGAGGAATACCGGCGGCTCAGCCAGCAGGCGATCGGCGAGTTCGTTCAGCAGGCTTTCAGCCAGCGGCAGGTGGCGGCATGACGCTGACTCTCAGCCAGCGCGACGTCGGCAAGCCGTTCGCTCGAAAGCTCGGACGTCCCATGACCTATCTCGGCATCGTCGAGAACAAGCACCTTTTCATCTTCCGCGATCCCCCGCAGGACTATCTCGCGTTCCGGGCCGACCAGCTCTGGATGCTCGAGCGCGTGCGGCCGGAGGCGGCGCCGATCGACAACACGAAGGAGGGCGGCACGTGCTGACCGACCTGTTCGAGCGCGCGGCGTTCCGCGCAGGCTGGCGCGCGGCGCGCGCCGGCGTCCCGTTCCACGAGAACCCGCTGCGCGGCCCGCTCGCGTGCTTTGCTCGGAAGTGGGGGCGCGGGTGGGCAGCGGCGAACGACTGCCCGCGGCCGTACAGCGTTTTCGATTGGGAGGCAGGGATTTTCCCGGCATCCGTTGAACTGGCGCTGGAGGCGGCATGACGTGGGCGCACGATGACCTCGCGAAGGATCTCGCCGCGCATCTTCGTGGCGCGTCCGATCGCCTCGTTTGGACCGACATGCAGCTCGGGCCGGCCGGCTCGCCGCGGCCGGACGTCTACACGGTGCCGTGCTCGTTCGCGCGGTTCCAGCCGGTCGCCTACGAATGCAAGATCAGCGTCGCCGACTTCCGCCGCGACGTGACGGCGGGGAAGTGGACCTCGTACCTGCGCTTCGCCGCCGGCGTGATCTTCGCCGCGCCGGCCGGCCTGCTCAAGAAGGAAGACATCCCGGCCGGATGCGGCCTGATCGTGCGCGGCCCGGACGGCTGGCGCTCGCTGAAGGGGCCGACGCTGAAGAACGTCGACAACCTGCCGCGCGACGCGTGGATCAAGCTGATCATCGACGGTTTGGCGCGGCTCGCGGACCAAAGCCACGAGCAGCTGCGCGCAGGCCTGTGCAACGAATGGACGCTGGAAAAGAAGCTGCGTGCGCGTCTCGGCAACATCGTCGCGGATGCTGTCAGGGATCAGCTGCATGCGGAGCGCCGACTGAAGACGGCCACCGAGAGGCTCGAGAGCCTTGCCGAGGAGGCCGAACGCGAGCGGCGCCTGATTCTCGATCGCGCGAAGGAGCATGCGGAGCGCGACGCGGCGCAGATCGACGGTGCGCGCATCGAGCTCGCACGTGCGCTCGGGCTGCCGGCCGGCGCTGGGGCATGGGAAATCTCTAGCGCCTGCAAACAAGCCGCGCGACGCGTCAACATCGATTCCGAGATCAAGCGACTCCGGCAGCAGCTCGAGCGCATTCAGGTAGCTCTTGAGTCGGCTGCCGAGCCGCTGCCGCACATCGCGCAGGAGGTGGCATGAGCATCCAACAACTCGATTTCCTCGCTGCTGGCGCGCAACGCCTGCAGATGACCGAGTCGATAGAACTGACTGTCCAATCGATGCAGGCCTATGGGCCTGAGCACGATCATTGGGGTATCGCCTGGTCTGGCGGGAAAGATAGCACCGCGACGCTGACGATCGTGTGCTGGTTGATCGACACCGGCAGAATCGCCGCGCCGAAGACCTTGACCGTCTTCTATGCAGACACCCGGCAAGAGCTTCCGCCGCTCGCGATCTCAGCGCTGAAGATCATGGACGAGCTTCGTGACCGTCGCATCCAGGTTGAAGTCGTGCGCGCGCCGCTCGACAAGCGGTTCATGGTTTACATCCTCGGCCGAGGCGTTCCGGCGCCCAACAACAACACGCTCCGTTGGTGCACGCGGCAGATCAAGATAGATCCGATGGAAGAAGCGTTGCGCCGCCGCTTGGATGGCGTCGATGGCGGGATCTTGATGATCACCGGTGTACGCCAGGGCGAAAGCGCGATTCGTGATCGTCGCATTGAGATGAGCTGCGGCAAGGATGGCGCCGAGTGCGGCCAAGGCTGGTATCAACAGGTGTTGCCGAATGCGCGCGGCCTGCGCGGCCGCATTGCGACGCTCGCGCCACTGTTGCACTGGCGAGTCTGCCACGTCTGGGAGTGGCTCAAGCATTGGGCACCCGAGGCCGATTTCGGGGACTGGTCCACCCGCGCGATAGCGGATGCCTACGGCGGCGACGAAGCCGAAGAACTGAATGCACGCACGGGCTGCATCGGCTGCCCGCTGGCACAGGAAGAAAAGGCGCTGGAGACGGTGCTTCGCAGTTCCCAGTGGTCCTATCTCGCCCCGTTGCGCGGCATAAAGCCGTTATGGCGCGAGCTGCGCGAACCACACCATCGCCTGCGGAAGCCGGGGCTCGAGAAGCTGAAGGGCGGCGGCGTTGCGAAGAACCCGCAGCGCCTGGGCCCGCTCACGTTCGAGGCTCGGCTGATGGCGCTCGACCGAACCCTTTCAATCCAAAGCGAATGCAACCGCGTTGCGCACGCTACGGGCCGACCGATGATCGACCTGATCGATGCAGAGGAAGAGGCTCGTATCCGCGAGCTGATCGCAGCACAGACCTGGCCGCAAGGATGGGAGGGTGACGAGCCGACCGGTGACGTCATCCTCGACGTCGTGTATGCGAACGGCGCAGTGCAGCCGCGGTTGTTTTCGGAAGAGGAATACGTGTGAACGACCTCCCGAATCCTCTCACCCCAGCGGACTGCAACCTCCGCGATTTCCCGTTCATGCCGCTTGAGGTGAAGCGTCTGCTGACGTCCGAGACGTGGATCCTCGGCAGCGGTGACGAGCGCGCGGCCGCGATCACGTTGTGGCTCGAGAGCTGGCATCAGATCCCGGCCGCGAGCCTGCCGGCCGACGACCGCATGCTCGGCCACCTGTCCCAGTCGAAGAACTGGAAGCGCGTGAAGGAACACGCGCTGCGCGGATGGGTGAAGTGTGCCGACGGCCGTCTCTATCACCCGGTCGTCGCCGAGAAGGTGCTCGAAGCGTGGGTCTCGAAGCTGACCAGCAGCTTGTCCGGCACCACGGGCAACGCGAAGCGCTGGGGTATCGAGGTCGACACGGTGGCAGTGCGTGCGCAGATCGTCGAGGCCGCGAACCTCCTGAAAGCGATCGCCCCGCAATCTGAATGGCTGAGAAAAAAGCAGGTCCGGGAGATCGTATCCGATTCGCGTCGCGATCCCGATCCGATCGCCCCCCGATCACCAACGCAATCGCCCCCCGATTCGCCCCCCGATCGCAAGAGAGAGGGAGAGGGAGATGTAAACACAGCAAGCGGCGGCGGCACAGCACAGGGAGACGGGGGAGAGCCGTCGATCGCCGCCGCCGCTTTCGTCGAAATCCTTCGCTCATCGGGCGTCGGCTTCGCTGCCGATGACGCACGGTTGGCGGCCTGGCACGGCCGCGCCGTGACGGCCGACGACCTACGCGCGGCCATCGCCACGGGCCGCAAGCGCCGTGAGCGCGAGGGCAGCGGGCAACCGCTGAACGTCGGCCTGCTCGACCTGATCCTTGGCGATCTGCTCGCCGCGCGCGCCGCGAAGCCTGCGCCAGGGACGCGCACCGTCGGCGACTGGTGGCGGTCGTGGACCGGAATCGTCGAGCACGGCGGCACGCTCGGCGTCGAGCAGGGCCGCGACGAACCTCCGTTCGATTTCAAGCTGCGCGTGTTCGACGCCGCGGGCGACGGCCCGTGGTGGGACGACCACAACCGCGCATTTCGCAACACTGCCGGCCCCGTCGCGGCCGGCGCTTTGATGGGGGAAGGGCGATGAACTGCAAACCGGGGGATCTGGCCGTGATCACGCATGGTACGGCTCGCGATCGCATCGTCGAGGTGAAGGGGCCTTACGGCGACTACCTGCACCTCGGCTTCTGCTGGTACGTCGAAGCGCCTACGCCGGTCCCAGCAATGGACGCGAAGACCGGCTTGACCTGTCACATCACGAACGGCTGGTGTCCGGACATGTGGCTGCGGCCGATCAGTGGCGTGCCGGTGATGGATGACATCGAGGACGAGGTGACGGCATGAAGCGGATCACGAAAGCAATGAAGCAGGCCGGCGGCCATCGCTACTGCTGCGAATGCGCTGCTCACGGCCCGCGCGCGAAAGCGCACTGGACGCACAAGGGGCGCGACTACTGCGATGCGCACAAGCCGGCCGAGATGGCAGTACGTCGCTCGAGCGAGGTGCCGGCATGCTGATCAAAATCTCCCGCGACACGTTTGTATGCGTGCACCGGCAAGGGTTCTTCTTCCGCCTGCGCGGCAAGGGGCTCGCATTCGAGATCGACCACCGGCGCTACTTCTCCGAGCGCTATGGCTACCGCAAGGTCTACCGGTTCGGCCGGCTTTCGCTGGAGGTGCTTCGATGACCCAGCACTCGCTCCTCACGGCCTCGCCGATCGTGCACCGCGTGGAGTTCATCGTTCCCGGCACGCCGGTCGCGAAGGGCCGTCCGAAGTTTGCGCGTCGCGGTGCGCACGTCACGACGTACACGCCCGAGAAGACGGAGCGGTACGAGAACCTCGTGAAGATGGCGGCCCGCGCGGCGATGCGCAGCGCCGCGCCGTACGCCGGTCCGATCCGCCTGATCGTGCACATCGGCCTGCCGATCCCGGCGAGCTGGTCGATGAAGCGCCAGGGCGAAGCGGCCGCGGGCGCCATCGGCGCGACGAAGAAGCCGGACGCCGACAACGTTGTCAAGGCGTTGAAGGACGGCATGAACGGAGTGGTGTACGTCGACGACGGCCAGGTCGTCGACCTCTGGGTGTCGAAACGCTACGCGCGCACGCCGGGTGTGCGCATCGAGGCGATCGAGTTGAATTTGAAGTCAGCATAGGAGCGGGGCCTTGAAAGCAAAAAGCAAACTCACAATCAACGGGCTGATCGGGGCGATGAAGCCCGGTGTGCGGTATTCGGCGCACGACCTCGCACGTCGCTTGAAGCACCCCGTTTCGTCGGTGCGCCAGCTGCTGTCGCTCGATGTCGCGCTCGCGCGGCTCGACTGCCATTCGGAGAGCCGCGGCCGGATGTACTCGCTCGCGGGCACGAGCCGCTCGCCGGGCTCGCACGTCGACACGCGCGTCCGGCCGGACTTCACGAGCAACCTGTCGGGCTACATGGCCGAGCTCAACACGCGCCAGGCGCTGGCGATGATGACGCGGGGTGTGCGATGAGCGATGTCGTCGAGTTCAAGTCGGCGTTCGACGCCGTGCGCTTCGCGCTCTGCTACTCGTCGCAGCAGTACGGCGAGACGATGATGGCGAAGCGGCTGCGTGGCGAGTCCATCGGCACAGGGATGGGGCTGGTCGGGCTCGATGGAGCCGGCCAGGCCGGGGAGATTCGCCGGCACCTCTGGGAACTGCCCGATCTGCACCTGTCCGTGCTCGTCGCACGCGCCGCGCCGCACGACCTGCCGTGCTCCTGCGGCGCAGCGTGCTGCAGCGGTCGGACGCCGAATCTCGAATGGCAGGCGGCAATCGGCTGGCTGATTCGGGCGTCGGCCGCCTACTGCTCGGGGTTCTCGCACTACCGCGTGCGGCGCGCAATCATCGAACGTCTGTTCGGGGTGAAATGCGACCTGGTCGACATCGCTCACGACTGCGAGGCGCACGTGAACACCGTGAGCAAGCACAACTCCGCGGTGCGGAAATGGATCGAGGGGGACAAGAAAGTCAACGAGGTGGGCGTCGAGGGGCTCGCTTGGTCGGTGATCGAACGACGGTTCAGCGAGCTCGGATTGCTGCAGGAACGATCGACCGCTTGACAATGTGTGTTTGGCACACAATAATCCGCCATATTCGATACACGTCATACGTGCGTCCGAAGTAAAGAAGCCCGCGAAAGCGGGCTTTTTTGTTGCCTTCGCGCCGCGCTATACTCGCTTCGGCCTTAGCTGCGCCGGCGGGAAAGACACAGCGAGGTGATCAGCCAGCGCGCCGAAAGGTGCAGACGGGTTTCCGCCGCCCTGCTGGCACCCGACACACTGATCCGCCTGTCACGAAAGTCGGTGGGCTTTTGCGCTACTATTTCTGTCCCTTACAAGGAGATAGAAATGAATAGCGAGAAGACCATTGCAGAGGGATTGTTCGAGCTTTACGCGACACATCAATCTGAGCGTCGCGATTACTATCACTCTGCGCAACTTTTTCTGGTGCATTTGAAGGAGGCGCTGCGCAAAGCGATCGGCCTGCCCGAACACTTCGAACATAACGGAAAGATGTATCCGTGGGCACGATTGTACAAATGGGATTCGGCGACCGGAGATATCTATGAGGTTGACTCCGGATATGACGTCGATACGATGAACGGACATGGCGAACTTGAAGGTGCGATTGGTATCGTACTCGCGCATGCCTTGAACTCGTTTCCGAAGTCGACTTTTTATGTCGTCGTGCGCGTTCGCCTGACTCGTACCGAGTTTCATGTATCAATTGGGCCGGATCGCGAGACATCGCTGACATTTGCGCGTAATGCGACGGATTTCCCGCAGTTTTACGATGCATTCCTTCGTCTGCTAGAGGATACTTTGAAGCGTTCGCCTTACGATATTTCGGCGGAGAGCTTCGTCGCCAAACCAGGCATTGGATTCATCTAACTTTCTATTGATAGCGTCATGTGTGAGCCCGCCGGACGAAAGCCAGCGGGCTTGTTGCTTAGGCGATCACAGAAACCGCCGCGGTTGGATGGAGTGATCCTTCAAATTTTGATCGCAGATCTTGATCAACTGAGCAAGATATGCGCGGACTTCGGCAATCGTAGAATGCGAAAGGCTCGGTCCGCTCGAAGCTTGGGGCGTTGCCAGCTCAGCTGGCCAGCGCGCCGGATCCAACTCCGGCAGGCGTGCTTTGCAAAGCCCAAGCAGGCGATTGAAGTCGGCGGCAAAGTGCGATGTCGCCATCGTCTTCCGATCACTCACGGCCTCTTTCCCGAGAGCGGCGTGTGTTGCATTGATCTGGTTTCTGATCAGTAGTAGCTCTTGATCCATTTTGGTCCCCTTTGGGTTGGTCTGACGCGCGCGTGGTCAGCCCTATTACTTGGTGGCGAAGAGAGCGAATTCAAGTGCGAAGTCGCGATTTTCGAGCGAAAAATGGACTGCTCTGCCGCCAACCGACCGTCGCCGCCGGATTTGCTATTCGACGATTCGAACTGGATCCGATGCATCGTGCCGGCCGATGGCGTTGCCGAGTGGGTGAACGAGACGCTCCTGCGCGAAGGCGCGCCGCTTCACAACCCTGACCACGAGCATCTGGTCGACGCCGACGTCGCCTACCTCTGGGCGGCCGTCGAGAACGTGCGCCAGATGCGGCGCGTCGTCGGCCAGTGCGAAGAGGTGACGATCCGCGCTGGCGGCTGGCAGCGCGCCCGGCAGGAACAGCAGTTCCTCGAATGGTTCGGCCGCGTGCCGGCGTTCTTGATCACGCTCGACGCGCACTACGCGCGCGAGTGCAACGACCTGCAGTGGTGTGCGCTCGTCGAGCATGAGCTGTATCACATCGGCCAGCGCACCGACGAGTTCGGCGCGCCGGCATTCGCGAAGGACGGCATGCCGAAGCTTGGCATCCGCGGGCACGACGTCGAGGAGTTCGTCGGCATCGTTCGGCGCTACGGCGTGGCCGGCGGCGCGGGCGATACCGCAAAGCTCGTCGCCGCGGCACAGCGCGCGCCGGAAGTCGGCCACGTCGACATCGCGCGCGCGTGCGGCACCTGCATCCTGCGGGCCGCATAACCTGAACGTTCTTCCGCTATGGCAGCACTTCCCGACACGATCAAGGTGTTCATCGTGCAGTCGCTGGCGTGCTTCGACACGATCTCGCGCACCGCGAAGGCCGTGCGCGACGAGTTCGGCGTCGAGGTTTCGCCGCAGCAGTGCGAGCGCTACGACCCGACGAAGCGGGCCGGCGCGACGCTCAGCAAGAAGTACCGCGAGATATTCGAGCGCACGCGCGCTGAGTTCCTGAACGACACATCGCGCATCGGCGTGTCGCACCGCGCGGTGCGCCTGCGCGCGCTCGACCGTGCCGTCGCGGAAGCGGAGCGACGCAACAACCTGCCGCTGATGGCGCAGCTGCTCGAACAGGCTGCGAAGGAATCCGGCGACGCCTACACGAACCGGCGACGCCTCGAACATACTGGGGAGAACGGCGGCCCGATCGAGAATAGGACGGTCGTCGTCGATGAAAGCCAGGTCGCAGCCGCCGTCGCCAAACTCGAAGACGAGTATTGACCCCGCCATCGAGCGGGCCGTCCTGAAGGCGAAGTGCGAGCGGGATCACCTGTTCTTCAGCCGGTACTTCTTCAAGCACCGGCAGGCGATCAAGTTCCGCGTCAATTGGCACCACGTGCTGATCGCCGACACGGTGCAGCGCGTGATCGATGGCACGCTGAAGAACGTCGTCATCAACGTGCCGCCGGGCTCGTCGAAGACCGAGTTGGTCGCGATCAACCTGATCGCGCGCGGCCTCGCGCTGAACCCGCGCGCGCGGTTCCTGCACATCAGCTACTCGGACGATCTCGCGCTGCTGAACAGCGAGACGGCGCGCGACATCGTCGCATCCGACGAGTACCAGGCGCTCTGGCCGCTGAAGGTGGCTGACGACGCGAAGTCGAAGAAGCGCTGGAACGTGCTGGTCGACGGGAAGAAGGCCGGCGGCGTGTACGCGGTTTCGCTCGGCGGTCAGATCACTGGCTTCCGGGCCGGGCACATGGCCGAGGGCTGGCAGGGCGCGATCATCATCGACGACCCGCTGAAGGTCGAGGACGCGTACAGCAAGACGAACCGGGACAAAGCCAACCGCAAGCTGCAGTCGACCGTGAAGAGCCGAAAGGCGAGTCCGGACACGCCGATCATCGTGATCATGCAGCGGCTCGCGGAGGAAGACCCGACGGGCTTCATCAAGGCGCGCAAGCTGCCCGGCGAGTGGGAATTCATCGAGATCCCGGCGCTGATCACCGACGAGTACGTCGCGAAGCTGCCGGCGCACATCCGCGCCCGCGTGGAGTGCGACGAGCGCGACGACGACGGCCGGTACAGCTACTGGCCGTACAAGGAACCGCTGCAGGAGCTGCTCGCGTCGGAGAAGGCCGACGCGTACGTCTTCAACGGCCAGTACATGCAGCGGCCGTCGCCGCTGGGCGGCGGCATCATCCAGAGCGGCAAGTTCCTGCGCTACGGCGCGCTGCCGCAGCTCCAGTACCGGAAGATCTTCGCGGACACGGCGCAGAAGACCGCCGAGCGGAACGACTACAGCGTGTTCGAGTGCTGGGGCCTCGGGTACGACAACCGTGTGTACCTGATCGACCTGGTGCGCGGGAAGTGGAAGGCGCCGGAGCTGAAGCGGCGCGCGATCGACTTCTGGAACAAGCACGCGGCCATCGGCGCCGACGATCCGGGCGCACCGGTGCTGCGCCAGATGAAGGTCGAGGACAAGTCCAGCGGCACCGGGCTCATCCAAGACATCCAGGCCGAGGGCGGCATCCCGATCGAGGGCATCGAGCGCGTGAAGGACAAGCTGACGCGCGTGATGGACGTAGTGAGCCACATCGACGCCGGCAACGTCGGTGTCCCGCTGGATGCCCCATGGGTCAGCGACTTCTTGACCGAGTGCGACTCGTTCACGGCTGACGACACGCACATGCACGACGACCAGATCGATCCGATGGTCGACGCAATCAACGACATGCTGGGAGGCGCGAAAGACCTGTCGGTCTGGGAGCGGCTTGCCGGTTGAGCACGACAGGATTTCCCGGAATGTCGAAACGGAAGCAACAGACCCGGCCGCCGCGCGCGCCGGCGGCGACGCACGCCCATCGCACGGTCGACTCGTTCGCCAACTTCGAAGCGCGGCTCGGATGGGGCGCCGACAACCAGGCGTCGGCGGCGCAGTACACGCTGTCGTACCAGAGCCGCAACCGCGTCTGGCTTGAAGCTGCGTATCGCGGATCGTGGATCGTGCGCGCCGCGGTCGACGCGATCCCGGAGGACATGACCCGCAAGGGCATCGAGATGTCCGGGCTCGATCCGACCGACGTGTCGAAGATGGAGACGGCGCTGACGCGTAAGGCGATCTGGGACCAGCTCTGCGACACCGGCAAGTGGGCGCAGCTGTACGGCGGTGCGATCGCGGTGATGCTGATCGACGGCCAGGACATGTCGCAGCCGCTTCGGCGCGAGACCATCGGGAAAGGCCAGTTCAAGGGCCTGCTCGTGCTCGACCGCTGGATGGTTGCGCCGCCGGTCGGCGAAGTGGTGACCGAGTTCGGCCCCGACCTCGGCATGCCGAAGTACTACGACGTGCTGCCGACGACGATCGGCTTGCCGCAGGGGCGCATTCACCACTCGCGCGTGTTGCGCATGGACGGCGAAGCACTGCCGTACTACCAGCGCATCAGCGAGAACGGCTGGGGCCTGTCGATCCTCGAGCCGATGTGGGACCGGCTGATCGCCTTCGACAGCGCGACGGTCGGCGCAGGCCAGCTCGTCTACAAGGCGCATCTGCGCACGCTGAGCGTCGAGAAGCTGCGCGAGATCATCGCGGCCGGCGGCCCCGCGCTCAACGGCCTGCTGAAGCAGGTCGAGATGATCCGGCTCGGGCAGTCGAACGAGGGTATTACCCTCATCGACGCGACCGACAAGTTCGAGACGCACCAGTACGCGTTCGGCGGGCTGTCCGACGTCATGCTCCAGTTTGCGATGCAGCTCAGCGGCGCGACCGGCATTCCGCTCGATCGGCTGTTCGGCCAGCAGCCGGCCGGCTTGAGCGATACCGGCGAAGGGTCGCGCCTGCTGTATCACGAGAAGGTACACACGCGGCAGGAGCGCCGGCTGCGCAACCCGCTGCACGGGCTGCTCGACGTGATGTGCCGGTCGGAGATCGGCCAGCCGTTGCCCGAGGACTTCTCGTACGAGTTCAACCCGCTGCAGGAGATGTCGGCCGCCGAGAAGGCGGAGATCGGCAACAAGACGGTCGACTCGGTGACGAAGGCCGTCGACGCCGACCTGATTCCGCGCAGCCAGGGCATGCGCGAGCTAAAGGCGTCGTCACCCGACACCGGCATGTTCGGCGACATTCCCGACGAGGCGATCGAGCAGGCCGAGCGCGACGAACAGGGCGAGGACCCGCCGGGAATTGATCCGGCGCTTCCGCTGGGCCCGGCGCCGGGCGCGGCCGCGCGCACGAACGATTCTCTGCTTCGCAGGCTTTTCCGACGTCGATGATCCTCACCCTCGATCGAAAGCGCGACCGTCGCAAGAACCCTGTCCGGCTGAGCGGTGCCGAGCGGCAGTACGGCAGTCAGTTGCGAAAGATCGCCCATCAGGTCGGCGTGCTCGTGAACGGCTTTCCGGCCGATGACGCGTCGTATGCGCCGACGATCGAGGAACTGCTGCGGCGGTACGCCGACGCGCTCGCGCCGTGGGCCGAGGCGACCGCGGCACGCATGATCGCCGACCTGAATCGACGCGACGAGCAGATGTGGATGAAGCAGGCCGCCGACATGTCGCGCGCGCTGCGCGAAGAAATCCGCGGCGTGGCCACCGGCGAGACGATGCGTGCGCTCCTGTCCGAGCAGGTGCGGCTGATCAAGTCCATCCCGCTCGACGCAGCCGAGCGCGTGCATCGGCTCACGCTGGAAGGAATCGTCGACGGCGCACGCGCCGCGCAGATCTCGAAGGCGATTCAGGAGTCGGGGCAGGTGGCGAAAAGCCGTGCCGACACGATCGCGAGAACCGAGGTCAGTCGCACGGCCGCGACGCTCACCGAGGCACGCGCGCTCGACGTCGGGAGTCCCGGCTACTTCTGGCGGACGTCGGGCGACTCGGACGTCCGCGAGGACCATCGCGAGCTAGAAGGCAAGTTTTTCACGTGGGACAAGCCGCCTGTCGCGGATAAGCGGTCGGGGGCGCGGGCGCACCCTGGCTGCATCTACAACTGCCGATGCTGGGCCGAAGTCGTGCTTCCGAAGGACTGATATGCGGATTTTCACCACTGACCACGCGTGCACCTGCGGCTCGCAAGCGGCGCGCGCCCGCGCGCATACCCGCGACGGCATCACCGCATCGGGCGTGTACGCGGCCGAGCAGCTCGGCGAGCGGCAGTCGATCACGCCGGAAGGCTTCCTGCTCTGCGAGGCCGTGCCGATCGCGCGCGTCGGCGCGCAGGACTACGCCTACTTCGAACTTCCCGAGATCGAGGCGAAGGACGGTGTCATCGTCGCCGAACGCACGGCCGACGTTCTGTTCAGCCCCGAGACGCTCGCCAGCTTCGAAGGCAAACCGATCACGATCGACCATCCGCCGGATTTCGTGACGCCGGCGAACTACATGTCGGTGGCGCGCGGCACGGTCCGTAACGTGCGGCAAGGCGAGGGTGACCAGGCTGAGCTGATGCTCGCCGACCTGCTGATCACCGACGCCGAGGCGATCCGCCGCGTCCAGAGCAAGGGCGCCGACGCGCTCACGCAGGTCAGCAACGGCTACGACGCCGACTACGAACAGATTGCGCCTGGGCGGGCGCGACAGGTGGTGATCGTGGGCAACCACGTCGCCCTCGTGAAAAGCGCCCGCTGTGGCCCCGTGTGTTCGATCGGGGATAGCAGTTCCAACCTACTCCCGACAGGAGATACAAGCATGGCAACCAAGAAAGGCTCCAAGTTCGTCGACGCGTTGCGCAAGGCGTTCATGACGCGCGATTCCGAAGCGTTCGAGAAGGTCGCGAGCGAGATGACCGGCGACGAAGGCGGCGAGGGTGGCGACGGCCAACCCCAGATTCACATCCACATGCCCGGCACCGGCGCCGACCCGAAGGCGGGTGTCTCCGCGACGGGCGACGAAGGCGCGGGCGGTGGCGAAGGCGACCCACTGAAGCAGGTGCTCGACGCGATCCAGGCCACCAACGGCAAGATCGATGCGCTCGCCGATCGCGTGACGAAGCTCGAGGGCGGCGGCACGCAGACGGGCGACGACGATCCCGATCCGGGCGACGATCCCGATCCGACGATGGACGAGGATCCGGACCCGAAGGCCGCGAAGACCGGCGACAGCACCTCGCTGCGCGACCAGTTTCAGGAAGCGCTCTCGCGCGCCGAGATCCTCGCGCCGGGCGTGCGACTGCCGACGTTCGATGCCAAGGCGGTCCGCAAGAAGACGGTCGACGCCATGTGCGTGCTGCGCCGCCGCGCGCTGCGTGCCGCGTTGGACAACGAGAACGCCGAACTGGTCAAGTCGGTGGTCGGTGGCGCGAACGTCGCCAACATGACCTGCGATTCCGTCGCGGCGTTCTTCAACGCAGCGTCGGAGGTCGTGCGCAGCAAGAACTCCGGTGTGACGCAGCGCCGGACGAACGATTCCACTCAGACCGAGCGGAAAGACATCAACGCAATCCACGCGGAATTCTGGAAGGTCCGCAAGTAAGGAGCCGACATGCCCTCGTTGCAAGCTTATCAATATCGCATGCCGGCAGGCTTTGCCGGTGACCTCCAGCGCGCCGAAGTCGCCACGATCGAGACGCAGCTGATCGACCCGGCGGCGCCGCCGGCGGCGTTCGGCGTTCCCGTGAAGATGGTGAACGGCAAGATCCAGCCGATCAACAACGCTGCCGACACGGCAGCGCTCGTCTACGGCGTGAACCTGCGCGCGTATCCGATCCAGGGCAACGGCACGGATCCGCTCGGGACGTCGACGCCGCCGACCAGCGGCGTGACCGACATCCTGAAGCGCGGCTACTTCAACGCCTCGCTCGGAGGCACCGCGCCTGCCACGAAGAACGGTACGGTGTACGTGCGCGTCGCGGCGGCCGCCGCCGGCAAGCCGCTCGGTGGTTTCGAAGCGGCAGCCGACGGCATGAACACCGTCGCGATGCCGGCGAACTGGTACTTCACCGGCCCGGCCGACGCATACGGCATCGTCGAAATCGCCGTCAACATCTGATCCGGCGCTGAACAGCGCTTCACCCGAAGCCCCGCAATCGCGGGGCTTTTGCATTTCTGGAGCCATTACATGGACATGTCCGAACTGAAGCACCTGCGCCGGGCCGGGGCCTCGATCCCGATGTCGGCGGCCGTCGCGGACGCGACGCGCCGGCTGATCCGCGCGCGTACGCAGGACCAGCAGTACACCTACGATCGCCAGACGATCGACTCGACCGGCGCATTCCTCGTCGGTCAGCTCGAACGCCTCGACCAGACGCTCAACGAGCCGCTCGTCGAGTACACCTGGTCGCGCGACATCTACATCCGCAGCGACGTGTCGGCCGCCGACGAAGTCGCGTCGTTCACGAACTCGGCGTTCGGGATGAGCGGTGGTATCAACCCGAACGGTCTGAACTGGATCTCGAACGAGGGCAACGCGCTCGCGGGACCGTCGGTCGACATCGGCAAGACGCCGCAGCCGATGCGCCTGTGGGGTGCCGAGGTCAAGTACACCGTGCCCGAGCTCGTGAAGTCCCAGGCGCTCGGCATGCCGATCGACTCGCAGAAAGTCGAAGCCATGAACATGAAGCGCAACATGGACCTCGACCAGATCGTGTACTACGGCGATCCGCAGATGAGCTTCACCGGCCTGGTGAACTCGATCGGCGCCGTCGGCAGTGTTTCGAACGTTGCGAACGGTGCGGCCGGCACGCCGCAGTGGAACACGAAGACGCCGGACGAAATCCTGAAGGACGTCAATGAAATCCTGACGTCGGCGTGGCAGGCCAGCGGCTGGAAGGTGAAGCCCAATCGCCTGATGCTTCCGCCGGCCACGCTCGGTGGTATCGCATCGCGCATCATCAGCAATGCGGGCAGCAAGTCGATCCTGACCTATCTGCTCGAGAACAATATCTGCACGCAGCAGGGCACGCCGCTGGAGATCCTCGAGCTGAAGTGGCTGATCGGCGCCGGCGCGGGCGGCACGCAGGGGCAGCTCAACACCGTGGACCGGATGGTCGCGTACAACAGCGACAAGAAGTACGTCCAGTTCCCGATGACGGACCTCCAGCGCACGCCGCTTGAGTACCGCTCGCTCTATCAGATCACGACGTACTGGTCGCGGATCGGTCAGGTCGAGTGGCGCTACGGCACGACGGCTGCTTACCGGGACGGGATCTGACATGGCGGAGATGGCGAAAATCAACGTTCTGACGGCGTTCACGATCCGGCTGGCCCACGAGGGCGAGGAAGTGGTCCGGCGCGTCGAGGCCGGCGTGCAGGAGGTCGAGGACTTCATCGCCGACCACTGGTACGCGAAAGCGCACACGGGCCCGCTGCCGGAGAAATCCGGCGATTCGAGCGGTTCGCAAGACGGCCCGGCGGATCAGGCTTCGGCGCTGGCAGCAGCGAAGGCCGATCTCCAGGCCGAGTCGGACCGCCTCGACAAGCTGCGTGTCGAGCTCGACACGTTCAGCAAAGGTCTGGACGAACGCGCGGCGGCGATCGATGCGCATGAGGCTGCAGTTGCGGCGGGCGTGAAGGATCTCGCCGCGCGGGTCGCTGCGTTCGAGGCAGCCCAGAAGGACGCCGCGGCGGCCGCGAAGGATGGCGCAGCCGACGGCGCGACGCAGAAGTCCAGCGGCGGGAAGAAGGCATAATGGCCTCCCGGCGCCGCGCCGCGCAGGCGCGCGCCGGCATCCGCATTTTGGCAAGGTGACACGTGGATATCGCCCAGTTCCGACAGTCCTTCCCCGAGTTCAGCGACACGACGACGTACTCCGACTCGCTCGTCCAGTTCTGGATGACCGTGGCGGTATCGCTCGTCAACGCAGACCGGTGGGCCGAGCTGACTGATCTGGGAGTCGCGCTCGTCACCGCGCACCACCTAGCGCTCGCCGTGAAGGACCAGAAGATGGCCGCCGTCGGCGGCGTGCCGGGCCAGGTGAGCGGGCCGCAGTCGTCGAAGTCCGTCGACAAGGTGAGCGCGAGCTACGACACCGCGGCCGTCGCGATCAAGGACGGCGGTTTCTGGAACGCCACGATGTACGGCGTCCGCTATCTCAGCCTGGCGCAGATGATGGGCTCGGGCGGCATTCAGCTGTAACGCTGTCGCCGCCCATCGGGAGAACCCCATGGACGGCATGAAAATCGACCGCCTCGACGAGGTGCTGAAGTCGATCAGCGGGCTCGTGCAGAAGGAAGTGCTCGTCGGCGTGCCCGACAGCACCGCCGGCCGCAAGGACGAGGGCGAGCCGCTCAGCAACGCCGAGATCGGCTACATCATGGAAAACGGCTCGCCGGCGAACAACATCCCTGCGCGCCCGCACCTGGTGCCCGGCGTGCAGGACGCGCGGCCGAAGTTCGAACCGCACCTGCAGAAGGGCGTCGAAGCAGCACTCGACGGTGACCTCGAGAAGGTCGACCGCAGCCTGAACCGCGCCGGCGTCATCGCACAGAATTCCGTGCGCGCGAAGATCAACAGCAATATCCAACCCAAACTCGCCGACTCGACGCTGGCCGCGCGCCGGCGCCGCGGCGTCACGCGTGAGAACACGCTCGTCGATACTGCTCAGTATCGGAACGCGACGACGTACGTCGTGCGCCGCAAGAAGTAGTTTCCCGCCTTCCCGATCCAAGGGCCGCCACACGCGGCCCTTTTTCGTTTGTGCGCTCGCTATGGCCTTCCTCGACGTAACCGAGGTCCTGCTCGATCCGGATTTCATGGACACGGGCCTGATCTGCAACCGCATGACGCAGACGGTCGATGACCACGGCCGCGCGCAGAACACCGTCGCATCGACTCCGTTCGCCGCCGTCGTGACGAGCGACAAGGGCGACATCCTGCACCGCAACGCCGACGGCAGCCGAATCATCGGCTCGATCACGCTGCACACGATGTTCCGGCTGATGGACGGCAGCGCGGGCTACGACGCCGACGAGGTCGTGTGGGCGGGCCGCACGTACACGGTCGTCAACGTGAACGACTACTCGCACTTCGGCCGCGGCTTCGTCTGCGCGACGTGCGACCTGAAGCCTCTCTCGGGATGACCCCATGAATGACAGCTCGACCGGCGGATACCTGGCGCCAGCCGTCGATGCGCCGCCGGCCGAGGACGACGCCCTCGACAATCTGGTCCACGACCTGATCGCGGGCGTCACGGCACTGCCGCCCGACCTCGTGCGGCCGCGCTGGCAGGCGAAGGTGCCGAAGCAACCGGAGCCGTCCGTCGACTGGTGCGCGTTCGGAGTTCAGGAGCAAGAGCCGGACGCGGGCCCCGCGATCCAGCACGACGGCACCGCCGACGGCCACGACACGTACATCCGGCACCAGGACATCGACGTGCCCTGCACGTTCTACGGGCCGCGCGCGAAGGGTTATGCGCAGCGGCTCGCCGACGGCCTCGCGATGCCGCAGAACCGCGAGCAACTCCAACTGCAGGACATGGCATTCGTCGGCGTCGGCCCGATTCGGGCGGCGCCCGACTTGGTCAATCAGCAGTGGGTACGGCGCTACGACATGACCGTGACGCTGCGCCGCAAGATCACCCGGACCTATGCGGTCCTCAACCTCAATTCGGCCACTGTGGCGACGACGACCGACTCGTCGACGCCGGTGGCTGGCGTTTCGAACATCCACTCGTAGGGGACCAGCATGTCCAACGGATTGCCGGTATCGCGTCTAATCAACGCGTCGATCAACCTCGCCGCGCTGGCGGCGCAGGGCGCGAACATGAACACCGCGCTGATTCTCGGCCCATCGGCCATCATCGACACCAACGAGCGAGCGCGCTCGTACGGTGGCATCGACGAGGTGAAGGCCGACTACGGCACGAACACGCCGGAGTACTACGCCGCATCTTTCGCGTTCAACCAGGTGCCGCAGCCGCAACAGCTGATGATTGGCCGCTGGGCAAAGACGGCGACGTCCGGCTCGCTGCGTGGCGGTGTCCTGTCGACGGCGCAGCAGGACATCACTGTCTGGAAGGCGATCACGACGGGCGCCTTCAACATCACGATCGATGGCACCGCGAAGACTGTCACGGCACTCGATTTCTCCGCGCAGACTAACCTGAATGGGGTCGCGACGGTGATCAACGCGAAGCTCACCGGTGCGACGATCGCCTGGACCGGCTCGCAGTTCGTCGTGACGTCGAACACGACCGGCACGAGCTCGAAGGTCGGTTATGCGACCGCGCCGGGCAGCGGCACCGACGTCTCGACGATGCTCGGCCTGACCAGCAGCCTTGCCGGCGTGCCGGCGGACGGAATCGCGCCCGAGCAGCCGGTTGACGCGGCCGCGTTGTTTCTCGACCGCTTCGCGAACAAGTTCCTCGGTTTCGATTTTGCGGACGCGTCGATCACGGACGATCAGCACATCGCGGTCGCGAACCTCACCGAGGCCGACCAGCGGCACATCTACGGCATCACGACGCAGAATCCGCAGGTGCTCGACTCGACCGTGACGACCGACATCGCGAGCAAGCTGAAGGCGCTGAACCTGAAGTACACGATCCTGCAGTATTCGAGCTCGACGCCGTACGCCGTGTCGTCCATGCTCGGCCGCCTGCTGACCGTGAACTTCGACGGCAACAACACGACGATCACGCTGATGTTCAAGCAGGAGCCGAGTGTCGTAGCCGAGCAGCTCACCAGCACGCAGGCAAACGCGCTGCAGGCGAAGAACTGCAACGTGTTCGTCGACTACAGCAACGACACGTCGATCATCCAGTACGGCGTGACGCCGAGCGGTCTGTTCGTCGACTCCGTCTACAACGCGATCTGGTTCCGCAACCGTATCGAGACGGACGTCTACAACCTGCTGTACCAGAGCCCGACGAAGATCCCGCAGACTGATGCCGGCAATGCACTGATCGCATCGACCATCTCGGCGGCATGCGAAGCGGCGGTGAATAACGGATACCTCGCGCCCGGCGTCTGGAACTCAGCCGGCTTCGGCGCCCTGAACCAGGGCGACACGCTCGCGAAGGGGTACTACGTCTATGCGCCGCCGATCGCCACGCAGTCGCAGGCCGACCGTGAGGCGCGCAAGTCGGTCACGTTCCAGGTCGCGGCGAAGGAAGCCGGCGCGATCCATAGCGTCGACATCCTCGTCAACGTCAACCGGTAAAGGGGTAAATCACGATGGCAACCTATAGCTTTCAGGGCGTCACCGCGACGATCGTTGGTCCAGGCGGCGCATTCTCGCTCGGCTACGGCGAAGCGACAGCGGAAGAAGGCATCACGATCGTGCGCGCCGGCGACAAGAACACGATGACGATCGGCTCGGATGGCGAGGGCATGCACAGCCTGCACGCCGACAAGTCGGGGCAGGTCACGCTGCGCTACCTCAAGACCGCGCCGATCAACGCGAAGCTGATGGCGCTGTATGACGCGCAGCAGCTCGACAGCCGCCTGTGGGGCAAGAACCTGATCGAGGTCGGGCAGTCGGCGGCCGGTGATCTTCACACCGCGCGGAGCTGCGCCTTCAAGAAAGTGCCGGACATCAAGTACGCGAAGGATGGCGACATCCTCGAATGGGTCTTCGACGCGATCAAGATCGACGGCATCTTAGGCACGTACTGAACATGACCACTGAAATTCAACTTAACGGCGGCCGGTACGTGATCGGCAAGCTGAGCGCGATGCAGCAGTTCCACGTGTCGCGGCGCATCGCGCCGATCATCCCGCCGATGATCCCGGTGCTGATGAAGTTCTACGCCGAGATCGAGCAGGCCGACATCGCGCGCGAGCAAGCGCGCAAGAATGCTGCGCTCGCGTCGATGGCGGAAGGTGTCGAAGGTGCGGAGGGCGAGGCGGGCGCGGAAACGCCGGGCGCCGCTGCGCCAGCGGCCGTAGGCGATCGATCGCGTGACCTGCTGTCGATGGTCGATGCGATCGCACCGGTGCTGCAACCGTTCGCCGACGCGCTGGCTGGCCTGAAGGACGAGGACGCCGAATACGTCTTCGGCACGTGCCTATCCGTTGTCGAGCGCTGGCAGGGCGCCAGCTGGGCGAAGGTCTGGAACATCGCCCACAAGACGTCGATGTTCGACGACATCGGCATCGACGTGATGTTGCCGCTCGTCGTGCGCGTCGTGGTGGCGAACCTCGGGCCTTTTATCGCCGGGCTCCTTACCAGCCAAGCGAGCAGCCCGGCGGCGACGTAGGCTGGATCCGCACGCTGCCCGGCGGCGAGGATTGGCTGCTCGCGCCCGTACATGCGCAGATGTGCCGGTACGAGTCACTGCTCGACGGAACGCTCGGCCTTGCCGACGTCGCGCTGATGAACGATTCCCTCGCCGTCCGGGCGGACAACGACGCGGCGTACCGCCGCAAGATGGAAAGAGAAAATGGCTGATTCGGTCGTCATCCGCGAGTTCCTGGTCGCGCTCGGCTTCAAGGTCGACGAGAAGGGCCTGAAGAACTTCAAGGAAGGCGTCGAAGGTACGACGAAGGGCGTCAAGCAGCTGATCGCTACGGTGTCCGGCGCCGCGCTCACGGTGAGCGCTGGCGTCGCGGCGTTCGCGTCGAAGCTCGAGCGCCTCTACTTCGTGTCGCAGCGCACGGGCGCGTCGGCGGCCAATCTGCGCGGGTTCGAGTTCGCCGCCCGCAACATGGGCGTTTCGGCCGAGGCGGCGACAGGCACGATCGAGAACCTCGCGCGCTTCCTGCGCAACAACCCGGCCGGTGAGGGTTACCTCGCGACGCTGGGCGTGCAGACGCGCAACGCAAACGGCGAGCTGCGCGATACGGTCGACATCATGTCGGACCTGGGTAAGTCGCTGGCGAACAAGCCGACGTGGCTTGCGAGCCAGTACGGCAATATCCTGGGCATCGACGAGAACCTGCTGCTCGCGATGCGCAACGGGGACTTCGAGAAGTTCCTGAAGCAGTACCGCGAGATGTCGAAAACGACGGGCCTCGACAAGGCCGCGGACGACTCGCACCGGTTCATGACGCAGCTGCGCGGGCTCGGCACGACGTTCGAGAACCTAGGCATCCGCGTCGAGGGTGCGATGCTGCAGAAGGTAGGCCCGCAGCTCGATCGATTTCAGCGATGGGTAGATGAACATGGTGATGAGATCGCAGCCAAGATCGGGGACATCGCTAACGCCCTACTGAAAGTGGCCGAGGCAGTGGGGCCACCACTCGGGAAGCTGGTCGACCTGCTCCTCGAACTCGATCGCGCGACGGACGGCTGGTCGACAAAGATCCTGCTGCTCGGCGTGGCGCTGAAGGCGCTGGGCGTATTCAAGATCGTCGGCGGCCTCTGGAAGATCGCTGCAGCGCTGCGCGCGGGCGGTGCGGCGGCCAGTGGCGCAACCGGTCTGCTCTCTGCGATGGGCCTCGAGCTCGCCGCGCTCGCCTCGAGTGCTGCCGCCGTCGGCGCCGCGTTCCTCGGTTGGAAGATCGGCGACGGCGTGCGCGACCAGATCGACGGCCTGATCACGAAGCTGTCGGGCGGCCGATTCCGCTCGTTGTGGGACATCCTCACGCTGAAGGACCGGCGCGGCCTCGACGCGACGGGCGGCTACACGCAGGCGGAACTCGACAGTGTGAAGGACGGCGGTAGTGCGAAGCTGACGCCACCGCGAATCACTGCTCCGGCTGCATCACCGTCGTCTGGAACGCCGGCGGCGTCAGGCGGCAGCAACCTGTCCGCGCCGGGTTTTATTGATCGCGTGCGCGCGGCCATTGCCGCAGCCAAGGAATCGGAGCGCAAGTATGGCGTACCGTGGCTGGTGACGTTCGCGCAGTGGGCTCTGGAGAGCGGGTTCGGTAGCAGCGGCCTGTCGAAGCGGAGCAACAACCCGTTCAGCATTCAGGCGACCAAGGGCCAGGACTTCGTGTTGGGCTTGGATCATCGCGCGGATGGAACGCCTTATCAGGCGAAGTTTCGGCGATTCAAGACGCTCGAGGATGCGTTTGACGCGCATGCGCAGTTGCTGGCTAAGGGTCGCCCGTACGCGAACGCTCGTCGATACATGGGCGATGCATTTTCATTCGCCGATGCGTTGACAGGCGTCTACGCGGAAGACCCTCAGTATGGGGCCAAGCTCAAGTCGATCATGACGCGAGCTCTGGGCAACAGCGAGTGGCTGGCGCAAGGGCCGCGCGCTCCGGCTGGCGCCATGAATTCGTCTGCAACAGGCGGTCCGGCGAAGGTCGAGCTGCATCAATCCACGCAGATCCACGTGAACGGCTCGGGCGATCCTGCGGCGACCGGCCGCGCGGTCGAGCGCGAGCAGCGCGCGGTGAACGCCGACATGGTGCGCAATCTACAGGGGGTGATCTCGTGATCCTCGACATGATCATGATCTCGCCGAAGAAGATCGGCAGCATCACGGTGCAGGTCGCGATCGAGGAGATCTACAACGACGAGCTGGTGATCACCGAACATCCGGTCGAGCAAGGGGCGCAGATCAGCGATCATGCGTTCAAGCGGCAGCCGGATCTTTCGATGCAATGCGGCTGGAGCAACGCAGATTACGAGGCGCTGCTCGGCGCGGCAGAGGCAACGTTCGACGGCGGCGGCTTGCCGTCGGCACAGTACATCAACGCGATCTACTCGCAGCTGCTCGCGCTGCAGCAGGCGCGCACGCCGTTCGATGTCGCGACGAGCCGCCGCACCTACCAGAACATGCTTCTGCAGGGGCTGCGGCTCACGACTGATGCGAAGACATCGAGCGCGCTGATCCTGACGGCGACACTCAAGCAGATCCGCATCGTGTCGACGCAGGTGACGAAGCTGCCGCCGCGCGAGAACCAGGCCGACCCGGCGGCGACGGCCGAGACTGGCAACGGCGGCACGAAGGCCGCCATGCCGGCGACGCCGGCGCCGGGCGGCGCAGTGCAGCCGGGGAGTATGTGATGCCGAGTTTCTTCGAGATTCCGTTTTCGCCGCGCCCGGAGCGCTTCACCGTGACGCTGAGCGGGACCGACTATCGCCTGACCGTCCAGTTTCGCAAGGCTGGCGGCGCGGGGTGGGTGCTCGACATCGCGGACGCCTCGGACAACCCGATGGTGTCAGGCATCCCGCTGGTTACCGGCGTCGACCTGCTCGCGCAGTATAAGCACCTCGGCTTTCAGGGGCGGCTGTGGGTTCAGGGCGCCGCTGATCCGGACGATGTTCCGACGTACGAGGATCTCGGCATCGGATCGCACGTTTTCTGGGTGACGGATCAATGAGCATTGAGCAGTTCGGCCGGAAGGTATCGCTGATCATCGGCTTCGACAGCGGAGAGGCGCTCGACCTGTCCGAGCTGCGGATCGTGTTCCGCGTGCAGCGTGGCGACCTGCAGACGCCGAACTCGGCGCGCATCCGCGTGTACAACGTTTCGGACGATACCGCCCAGAAGGTTGAGCGCGAGTATTCGCGAGTCGTGCTGCAGGCTGGGTACGAGGGCAATTACGGGATCATCTTCGACGGGTCTCTGGTTCAGGTTCGCCGTGGCCGTGAGAGCCAGACCGACACGTACCTCGATATCACCGCAGCTGATGGAGACATGGCGTACAACTTCGCCGTGGTGAACACGACGCTAGCTGCCGGCTCGACGCCCGAGGATCACGTGAAGGTGTGTACCGCCGCCATGGTGAAATTTGGCGTCGGCGAAGGCTATCGACCTGATCTCGGTGGGCGCCCTCTGCCGCGCGGCAAAGTCATGTTTGGCATGGCGCGCGACTATCTGGAGACGGTAGCGCGATCGACTCAGACGCTCTGGTCGATACAGGACGGCAAGGTGCAGATGGTGCCGGAAACGTCGTACGCTCCAGGGGAGATCCCGGACATTAACTATCAATCCGGAATGGTGGGATTGCCTGAGCAAACCCAGAATGGAATTACGGTGAAGATGCTGCTGAACCCTAGCATTAAGATAGGGAGACTGATTCACTTGAATAATGCCAGCGTGCAGCAGTACGAGTACAGCTTGGCAAATGATCAACAGGCAGAAAACCAAAAGATCGCGCTGCAAAACAAGTTCAATTCGGACGGTTACTACTATGTGATGAGTTCCGAGATTTGGGGGGACACGCGCGGAACGGATTGGTATACAGAAGTTATATGCTTGGCAGTCGATGCGACTCCGATCAATCCTGATTTGCTGAACAAGGCGGAACAGGGTGCGACTGGCCCAGTCCCGCCAAAACTCGGCGTCATCAAGCCATACGGTTAGCGCAATGACTTCTCGTAGGTATCAATGTTGTTGCGAAGCTGTTCATAGGTCATTGCGGGACCAAGCACTTTCCCATCTCCATTCCGATCGAGCGAGACGCGTGTGAAGCTTGTCAGTGACATCGTTCCACTAAGAGCGCCGGTCGGGCCGATAACCATCACCTCAGCTTTGGTAGGGCTCAATGTTTTCCCCCAACATCCGACATCAGGCCGGTCTGGGTGGCGGCGGTCATTGAAGATGGCTGCCATGCGCAGATTTCTCGCGTTTGCGATCGGTAAGAGGCACGGGTCTTTCAGCATCAACGCATAAATCATGTCCTGCTGTCTAATTTCACCATCGACCGGTGGTTTATTGGCTAGCACATATGCTTCATTTTCTGCAGCGATAGCGCTTCCGCAGAAAATTAACGCGGCGATCGATGCAACCAGGATTTTCTTTTTCATTTTCCTCTCATGGACAGAAAAGAGCGAGTCGACGACCCGCTGGCCTCGCTGCGCGCAATGTTGCGCGGGCAGCGCTCGGGAATCTGGACGGCTTTGCCGGGTGAAATTCAGTCCTTCGACCCTGCAGCGATGACGTGTAGCGTGCAACCGGCCATTAAGGTGCAGGCGAGAGGTCCGAGCGGCACGATTCAGAGCGTCGCGCTGCCATTGCTGGTCGACTGCCCGGTCCAATTCCCTGCTGGCGGGGATTGTACGCTGACGTTTCCCGTGGCACCCGGAGACGAATGCCTCGTCGTGTTCGCATCGCGCTGCATCGACGCCTGGTGGCAGTCGGGCGGCGTGCAGGAACAGGCTGAGCTGCGCATGCACGACCTGTCGGACGGGTTCGTGCTGCTGGGCTTTCGATCGCGGCCGCGCGCGCTCGCCGGCGTGAGTGGCGCCTCGACGCAGCTGCGCAGCGACGACGGCGCGACGTACATCGACCTGAATCCGACGCTGCAGAAAGTGAAGATCGTTGCACCGGGTGGCTTCGACGTTGTCGCGCCGCTGTCGACGTTCTCGGCGGCCGTGACGATCACCGGGCTGCTGACATTCGTCGGCGGCATGGTCGGCAGCGCGACGAGCGGCGCCGCCGCGGTGTTCAACGGCGTGATCCAGTACATCGGTCAGGTCTTCGCAAACGGCAAGCGCGTCGACGACACGCACACGCACTCCGATCCGCAGGGCGGCAACACCGGCCCGGTCAACTGAGATTCCTATGCGATACCGACAACTCGACGCTAACGGCGATTACGTCTTTGGCGGGGGCGCGGCCGACTTCCTCGTGAACACACCGGAGACGGTCGCGCAGGCCGTGCTGACGCGCCTGCGCCTGCTACGCGGCGAATGGTTCCTCGACACGACGGCCGGCATGCCGTGGGCGACCGACGTGCTCGGGAAGTACACGAGCGGCAAGTACGACGCGGCGATTCGCCAATGCATCCTCGGCACGCAGGGTGTGACTGAGATCGTCAGCTACTCGAGCAGCGCTGATCCCGAAACGCGCGTGCTGACGGTCACCGCGACGATCAACACCACCTATGGCACCACCACGGTACAGGCGACATTGTGACTCTCACGACCATCGCACCCACCATCGACGCGAGCGGCATCACCGCGCCGACGTACGCGGACGTGCTCGCGTATCTGCAGGACCAGTACCGATCGATCTACGGTGCCGACACGTATCTCGAGCCGGACAGTCAGGATGGCCAGATGCTCGGGGTGTTCGCGAAGGCGATCAGCGACGTCAACTCGGTCGCGATCGCGATCTACCGGTCGTTCAGCCCCGCCACAGCGCAGGGCGATGCGCTGTCGAGCAACGTCAAGATCAACGGCATCGTGCGCAAGGTCGCGTCGTACTCGAGCGCAGACTTGGTTCTCATTGGCCAGGCGGGCGCGACGATCACGAACGGCGCGGCGAAGGACACGAACGGCGTGCAATGGCTACTGCCGGCCACCGTGACGATCCCGCCGAGCGGCACGATCACTGTCACGGCGACGTGCGCGGCGATTGGCGATATTTCCGCGCGCGCGGGCACAATCAACCAGATCGCGACGCCCGCACTTGGCTGGCAGTCGGTTACGAATCCAGCGGATGCCGCCGAGGGCGCGCCCGTCGAGAAAGACGCGGTGCTGCGGCAGCGGCAGACCGTGTCGACCGCGCTGCCATCTCTCACGGTGCTCGACGGCATCATCGGTGCGGTCGCGAACGTTCCGGGCGTCACGCGGTACGTCGCCTACGAGAACGACACCAACGCGACCGATGCGAACGGCATCCCGTCCCACTCGATTTCGCTCGTAGTCGAGGGCGGCGACGCGACGGCGATCGCGAATGCGATTGCGGCGAAGAAGACGCCGGGCGCGGGAACGTACGGCACGACCGCCGTCATCGTCACGGACATCTACGGCCGGCCGATCACGATCCGGTTCTTCCGGCCTGTGGCCGCGCCGATCGCCGCGACGGTCACGATCAAGGCGCTCACGGGCTACACCAGCCAGACGGGCCAGCAGATCCAGCAGGCCGTCTCGGACTACATCAACGGGGTGCAGATCGGTGGCGGCCTGTCCGGCAGCGTCGAATGGGGTGACGCGCTGACCGCGGCGAACAGCGTCGGCGGAGGCGTCACGTTCAAGCTGTCCGGCCTGACGCTCGCCGGCCCGCGCGGCGCCGGCGCGCCGGACGTCGCGCTGCTGTTCAATGAGGCCGCGTCTTGTGCGCCGGCGGATGTGACTCTGGTGGTGACCTGATGGCTGCGCTGACCGATTACACCGGGCTCGTCACGTCGGAGCACCGCGACAAGCCGCGGTTCGCGGCGACCGTGGCAGCCGTTGCGCAGCCGATCGTCGACCAGATGAACGTGCTGCAGAGCATGCCGGGCAAGTTCGACCTCGACAACGCGGTGGGCGTGCAGTTGGACGATGTCGGCCTCTGGGTCGGCGTGTCGCGGAAGATCCGCACGCCGCTGACGGGGATCTACTTCTCGTTCGACATCGCGGGCCTCGGCTTCGATCAGGGCATCTGGAAGGGGCCGTTCGATCCCGATACTGGCTTGACTGTCCTCGACGACGACACATACCGGCTGGTCATCCGTGCCAAGATCGGCGCGAACCACTGGGACGGAACGCTCGAATCGAGTGCCGTCATCCTGAACAGCATCTTTGGGAACCTGGGTAACGACCTCATCCACGTGCACGCCAATGGCGAGGTGTTCGGGACAGGAGATGGCGCAACGAAAAACTTCCCGCTGACGTATGGCGGTGCACAGGTGCGGCGCGTCGATAGCGCGACGTTGTATCGCAACGACTGGCAAGGCAATCAGTTGCTGTATGCGATAGCGCGAACAAATCTGCTCCTGCAATCGCAGGCCTTCGATAGCGCATCATGGAGCAAATCGAATTGCTCCGTGATGGCCAATGCAGCGACAGCACCGGATGGCACCGCGACGGCAGACAAGCTGATCGGCTCCAGCGGAAGCTCATCTCGCTATTGCGCTAGCGCGTCGGCGACGGAAACGAATGTCGTCGTAACCGGATCGGTATTTGCGAAGGCAGCAGAATATTCGAAATTCCGTCTCAATCTGACGAACTTCGCGACAGATTCTCGTGGCATTTACGTGGACGTGTCAGCGGGTACCATCTATTCGCAGGATACGAACGGCACGGACTTCACCAATATTTCCGGCACTGTCACGAGCGTAGGGAATGGCTGGTATCTCTGTACGGTAACTGCTCTTAAGGGGGCGGCAAATAGCTCGGTCCGACTTGCGATAGACCCGAAAGACAATTCCGGAAATTCCAATGGGGACGGCACGTCAGGAATCTATCTTTGGGGCGCCCAGCTGGAAATAGGTAGCACGCGAACTTCCTACATCCCCACCACCACCGCTGCGATGACGGTCACTGATTATGCGCTCAGCTCGAGCGGCATCGCACAAATGACTGTCGCGCCCTCGGCTGGCGCAAAGCTGTCGTGGACCGGTGACGGGGCTGTATATCAGCAGGGCACGCGCGTTTTCATCGAAGACCACCAAGACATGTCGATGACGATCGGGATAGCTGGCAAGGTGCCGTCGGCTGTGTTCTTGGCATTGCTTGCGGGCGGCTACATCCCGCTGAAGCCTGAAGGTGTGCGCGTCGCCTACACGATCGTGACGACTGTCGACGGCGCGCCGATGTTCGGCTTCGACATGAACAACCAGTTCGTCGCGGGCTTCGATACCGGGGCCTGGGGAAAGCCGGTCTGACCCACACAACGAATTTCACGCTTTGAGCCGCCTTCGGGCGGCTTTTTTTATCGCTCGGAGCATTGATGGCAACCAATGACTTTCTCCCGTTCGGTGGCGGTGGTGCCGCGAACGTCATCGACCAGGCCACCTACGCTGCGCTCGCAGCCCGCCTGACTGGCTTCCAATCCGGAACCGCGCAGTCGGGGCAGCTCAACAAGGTCTGGCGCCAGTCGAGCATCATGGCCGCAGTCGTCGCGCAGTTCATCGTCAACCAAACCGGCCAGAACGCGACGGACGACGGCACGACGGCGACGCTTCTATCGAACCTTGGCACGGCCGTCGCCGTCTCGGCCCGCCAGAATCCCGTCCTGGCCGATACCGGCACGGCGAACGCATACGCGGTCGCCAACCTCGCGGCGTTCCCGGCTTACCCGACCGTCTCTGGCCTTGTCATCGACGTGAGCATCGCGAATGCGAACACGGGCGCGTCGACGTTGAATGTGGATGGCCTCGGCGCGAAGCCGATCTATGGCCTCGCTCTGCAGCCGCTCCAAGGCGGCGAGCTTATCGTCAAGGGCGTCGCGTGCTTCCTGTATGTCGTCGCTTCGACGGTCAATTCGGGTAACGGCGCATGGATCCTGATGGAGTGCGCCGGCGGCGCGCAACAGATCCCTCCCGCCACACAGAGCCAGCATGCAGTGCAGCTCGGTCAGGTGTCGGGCGTTGTGGGCAGCGTTCGCAACCTCGCCATGTCGGTCGCGGCCGCGAGCACCTCTGCAACGCTTACAGCCGACGAGATCATCGTTGAGTCGGCGCTCGGCGGCCTGCGTTACTGCCTCGCCAACTTCAACAAGACGATCAACCTCGCGACCACTGGCGCGGGCGGCATGGACACCGGCAGCGCGCCGGCATCGGGCTATGTGGCTCTGTACGCGATCTACAACCCGACGACGCAGACATCCGCATTGCTGGCGAAGAATGCGACGAGCGCGGTGCAACCGAACGTGTATGGCGGCGCAAATATGCCCACCGGCTACACGGCGTCGGCACTGGTCAGCGTATGGCCGACGAACGGGAGCGGGCAGCTTGTTGTCGGCCATCAGATCGACCGCACTGTATCTCTAGCGAACGTTCAGGTATTGAGCACGACGACGCAGCAGCCTTCGCTAACTGCATTGAATATTTCTGCCGCGATTCCTCCGAATGCGCGGAATGTCTCTGGCTGGGTGAGCAACATTCCCAGTTCGAGCGGTACAGCGACGACCAACATTGCTGGCAGTGCTGCGCCAATCGGAGCGCAGCAGTTTCAGGGGGCTGCGAACGCATCGTTTTCGTTCAACTCGACCTTTGTACGCATTCCGACCGTGACATCGCAAACGATCTATTACTCCATAGTTGTGAGTGCCGGCACAATGAGTGCTAGCATCTACGTGACATCATTCGAATTCTGAGGGCAAATGTTATGTCGACCGTTTTTGTAGAATTTTCGGACGATACTGAGTCTGTAATAACCTCGGTATTTGGCTGCCATCAGGACGAATCTATATTTCCATATCAAGGGGAAATTCCGGTCACCGATGAGCGGTATGTTGCATATGTGCATGCACTTCCTGCTGCTCAGCTAGGAATGGTGACTGCATAGCAGTGTCATTCACGGCGATGCTTCCGCTGCGCTCATCGGTGTTCCCCATGAGCCTATCTCGAAGTCGAATATATGGCTGCTCGACAAGGTTGTATGTTAGATGGGCAAACGCGAAATAGAAGAAAGCGAGCGTTGCATACAAGAGTAAAGTCGTGCGTTGACTATCAATGCTCCATCCATATTTTGAAAACATGGAAAGAACGAGTGTGAGCATGCAGATATGCCCAAGGTATAGGGAATACGAAATCCGGCTCGTCCAATTGATGAAGCGATCAAGCAGATGAATTCCTGATGTACGAACCATCATTGCAGCTGGCAGCAATGCGGCGATTGTGACGGACAGGGCAGGGTAAAACATCGTTCGGACAATGCCGTGGCTGACAAGGTACGGGGCGCCACATGCTAGATAGAAGGTTGCGCCGATGAACAACGCGAGCGGCAATTTCCACGCTGCTGCGAGGCGTGCAAACAGTTTCGGTTGTTCAATTCGTAGATACGCGACGATGACGCCGATGAACAGCGAATCAAGGCGGCAGATGACGACAGATCGCACGAAGCGGTCGACATCCGATAGCGACTGCGCGTGCCAACCAAAAACGAGTCGGGCGACGAGTGGGGCAATGATGAACACCCCGCATGTCGCAAACATCCCACGCCTACCTGTTTTGAGCGCGGCGCTTGTGCCGAGAAATACGCATGGAAGTAGCAGGTAGAACCATTCTTCGACGGCGAGGCTCCACGAGTGCTCGAAGAACGGCGGCATCGGCCACGCAAAATTCTGCAAGAAGAGAAAGAACGGCCACGTCACTTCGAGGGAGGCCGGGCCGTGGTAGTCGAAGCGAAGATAGACGAGCAGGAAGAACGCGTATAGCGGCACTGTGCGCGCCCAGCGGCGTTTCCAGAAATCGAGAATGTCGCTGGTCGATTCGAGCTTGCCTGCCCTATAGGAGCGGATAAGCACGCTTCCAATGAGGAAGCCGCTCAGTACATAGAAAATCTCCACGCCGGTGGTCCCTTGGGCCCAGAAGTACCACTTGAACCAGGCGGGCGGTGTCCCATGCGCCACGGTGTGGCATGCCAGTACGAGAAGGACTGCGGCTGCGCGTAATACGTCCAGACCGAATACGCGGTGACTACATGGGGGCTGAACATCCTTCATTGCTTCTGGCCGGCAGTGGAATTTGGCCCCGCAGTTTATCAAATCCAACTATGGGCTCCTGAGGTGCGTATGCGAAGTAGAAACTTGTGCCACACCATTCACACATGGCCGCCTCCGGGCGGCATTTTCATTACGGGGGCTCGATGAAGAGCGAAGTCGTTGCGAGCGCGGCGAAGGCTGCGCCGGCGGTGGGTAGCAATTTCTGGTTGTGGCTCACGAACCACGACATCAACTGGTACGTCGCGCTGGCGACGCTCGTCTACATCGGGTTGCAGGCGTACTACCTGATCAAGAACAAGGGGAAGAGGGAGTTGCTCGATGGCTAATGTGCCGAAGAAGACGCTGGTGGGGGTTGTGGGGGCTGCTACGGCAGCCCTTCTTGTATCCATCGTCCCGAAGTTCGAGGGGACGAAGCTGGTCGGCTACCTCGACCCGGTCGGCATCCCGACGAAGTGCATGGGCGACACGACGAACGTCGTCGTCGGTCAGCGGTACGGCGAGGCCGAGTGCCGCGAGTCGCTCGAGCGGCAACTGATCGCGCACGCCGAGCCGGTCCTGCGCTGTACGCCCGGCCTGAAGGGCCACACGTACCAGCTCGCGGCCGCAGTGAGCTTCGCATACAACGTCGGCACGTCGGCGTACTGCGGCAGTGCGACGGCGCGGCGCTTTAACGCCGGCGACTGGCGCGGTGCATGCCGCGCGATGAACCAGTCAGACGCGGGCCGGCCGCAGTGGGTCTATTCGGACGGGCGCGTGCTGCCCGGCCTGGTGAAACGGCGCGCCGAGGAGCGCGCACTCTGCGAGCGCGACCTATGACGGCTACGAAATCTCACGAGACGCGCCGCACGCTGGCGGAGGACGTGTTCTACCCGGATCACGCACCTCGCGCCGAGTCGGCGACCTTTCGCGCGAGCAAGCGCGCGATGAAGAAGGAGGGCGGCTACGTCTGCGCGGTGTGCGGCGACGACCAGGCGGTCGAGTCGCGCCACCGGTTCTTCGAGTGGGCGTTCTCGCACGCGATCGACTGGAAGTGGATCCGCGGCGTCGCGCTCAACCAGGTCGACACGATGTTCAGCCACAAGCTGCAGCGCGTCGTGCCGATCCCGCGCCAGCACCCGATCTGGGACGTGATCAGGCTGACGCAGGGCTTCGATTGGGAGGCGTTCGATCCGGCGCAGCCCGAGACGTTCGTCGATTCGACCTACAACCAGCTGCTGCTGTGCGCGCTCCATCACCGGGGCAAGGACCACGGCCGGCACGAAGAAAGCGATCCGGTCTGGAGTGTGCAGGCGTTCCTGCTGCCAGGCTTCGTCTACTCGCCGGATGAGCTCAAGCAGCTGCACGCGAAGGAGCAGAAATGACCTGGCTCGATCCCCGTGTCTGGCTCGTCGTCATCGCAGCCACTGTCGGCGGCCTCGCCGCCGGGTACTTCAAGGGGCACGCCGACGGCACGCGCGCGACGGTCGTCGCCGAGCAGAAGGCGCAGCTGGCCGCTGTCGCAGCCGCGCGCGCCGAAGAACAACGCCGCACTGCGGCCCAATCGGAGATTGCGAAAGATGCGAACCAACAACGAACGGCCGCGCTCGCGGATGCTTTTGCTGCTCGCGCTGCCGCTGGCAGCCTGCAGCAGCGTGTCGACCAGCTCGTGGCAGCCGCCCGCCATCCCGCCGCTGCCGCCGGAGGCCCGGCAGCCGGCGACGCCCTCGATCTGCTTGCCGACGTGCTCGGCCGCGCTGACCAGCGCGCGGGTGAACTGGCAGAATACGCTGACCGTGCCCGCATCGCCGGCCAGCAGTGTGAGCGCGACTATGACGCGCTGACGGCGGCGGCACGCTGACGTCTTCGCTCTGCGCGTTTCGTCAGCCACTCAACGATCCGGCCGTGCCGTGCGACCGCCTCGTGATACCCGTACGTATCGACTGTCCGATACTGCCATCCCGGCTCGTACACGTAGTGCACAAAGTACGGTTGCGCCGGAGGATCGTGATCAACCGTCATCCCCAGAAAGACCGTCCAGACGCGCGTGTTCTCAGCGACCGTCGTGTCCGCGATGTTCTTGTCGAACGCGCAGAACGTCCCTAGATCGACCTCGACCGGTTCGTGTTGAGCGTTGAGGACGAAATAGTGCTGCATGGCAGTGCGCGAGTACTGTATGGATATACAGTTTATCGCGGGGTAAGATGGGACCGTCAACTCAAAAAATTGGGGACGGCGATGTGCACGAACTACGTGGCGCCCGGCGAAGATCCGGGCTTGAGCGAGTTGCGGATCGACAGCTTCGTCGATCTCTATCGGTGGCACCCGTGGAAGCCCGAAATCTACCAGGACTATGACGCGCCGATCGTCGGCTACGTCGACGGGCAGTTCAAGCCGCTGATCGCCGGCTTTGGTTTCTGGCCGCGCGCGCTGCAGAAGGCCAACGTTGAGAAGGCGAAGGAGCAGGGCAAGAGGCCGCCGATCATCCGCAGCACGATGAACGTGCGCGACGACAACCTCGGGAAGTCGCCGTTGTATGCGCCGGCGTGGCGCGCTGGCCGCCGCTGCCTTATTCCCGCGAAGTGGATCTACGAGCCGAACTGGGAGACGGGAAAGCACATCCGATACCGGATCGGCTTGGCCGGCTGGCGGCCGCTGTGCGTCGCGGGTATCTGGCGGACGCTGCAGCGTCCGGATGGCACCGAGCACCATACCATGGCGATGATCACGGTCAACGGCGACGAGCACCCGATCATGAAGCACATGCACCGGCCCGGCGACGAGAAGCGGTCGGTCGTGATCCTGCGACCGGACGACTGGGAGGAGTGGCTGACGACCACGAACGTCGAGGCCGCGCGCGCGATGCTGCAGCTGTACCCGGCCGAAGATATGGCGACCGAGCCGGCGGTAACCGAGGTCGGGTAGTGACTGGGAAGTCGGTCTATCGCTATATCACTCGTCTCGCGGGCTCCAATGCGTCACATCCAGTACTTGCGAGACGCCGAATGCGTCGTAATGCCTCACGAATTGCGGGCCCTGGAAGTTTGGATGATTGGTGGTGCCCACGAAGTAGGCGCCAATCTCGCTGCCGTTGCGCTGGATCACCCAGACCGGGACGCCGTTCGGCTCATCATCATCGACCTTCGGCAGCGCGTCAGTAACAGCGACCCAGTTCACCTGCTGAATCTCGGCGCCGCGCGGAGCGTCCAATGGCTTGACGTCGATCTCTGCACCGATCTGTCGCATCTTGCCGAGCACGCGCTCGAACTCGCTGTCGGTCAGCGCGAGCCGGGCTGCGCCGAAGAACAGGATGTGTGGACTCAACTCGCGCGGCGCGGCGCCGCCCGTGTACTTGCGCCATTGCTGGCCACCGGCCACGCCGAACAGCTCGGCCATTTGTTCGCCCGTACGGCCGAGCTCGTCCTTCAGGCGCTGAAGGTCCTGAGCCTTGGGAGGGGTGTATTCCATGGGAACGTGAAAGCCGCCTTGCGGCGGCCCTTGGATTTAGTGGAGGAACTTCGCGAGGCCGATGACGGCACCGGCAAACGCCGTCGCCCAGATCACCGGATACCAGCGCGTTTCGCGGATCATCTTCGCCGCTTCAGCATTCAGCTTCATGGTCTCGGCCATCAGCTTGCCGATCTCGGCTTCAGTCTTGATCGTGTCCAAGGTCTTTTCCATTTCGGTCGTCCTTTCGGGATGGTGGGCGGCGCGATGTGCGCTACCTCTGCGCTCAATATTAGCACCACTGGTGCTAGTGTCAAGATGAGATTTGGCGCGGGCAACGCATGAGCTGCGCGCATGTTTCGCGTTCGTTCGCTAGAGCGGTCGCGATGCGCTATGCTGCTCCTGGCGGATGAGCGAGACGCGTTAGGGCATGACCTGGCGGCGCCGCAGATTGTGTGGAACGAGAACGAAAAAACGACAGAGAATCAATGGTCGCTTTTGATCAATAATTCCACGTGATCGTCCGAAACCCTTGTCGCACAAGGATTGATCACTAAGATTGTGATTCCTGTTGTCGTGGGTTCGAGTCCCATCAGCCACCCCAAAGAATTCCTAGCGGTATCAAGTTGTTGAAAACGGCACTGTCCTTCAGGACAGTGCCGTTTTTGTTTTGGCATTCCCGAATTGGGAATTGCGCGCGGTAACGCTTTACGAGCTATGTGAAGTCGCAGGGGCGGGCAGCCGTCGCCGGACGCATGCCGATCCCGCAACGCGCCGGGTCCGCCTTTGCCGGGTCACGAATACGTGCGCCGGCTCCCAGTGCCGAGTCCGTCGCGCGGCAGCGGTGCGCTGCCGGAAACGGCTCGCGGCCGAGCAGTCGCTTCTCGTCGCGCCGTTGAAGCCGCGCGCGTCAGCCGACGCAAACGACCCGAACCGGGCCTGGGACCCGCGGCGAAGCCAGACAGCGTCCCTCATCGAGCGGAGTTTGACCCGCGGCGGTCGCCGTCCTAGTTGTCTTGAGCGGCCGCGTCACCGGTCTGGGCAATCTTGGATAGCACGCGCTTCTGATATGCATACCAGGACATCAGGCAGTCTTTATCGCGGCAATTTTTTTCTCGAAAGTTCCATTGTCGCCTCGTTCTATTATTGAACGCCGTCTTGTCTATCGCGGCCTCCTTGGCCTGACGATACGTGTCGGCGAGATCGCGGTCAGCTGCCGCCAAATCCGGATCGTGACAAATCAGAAACTCTGGAATCGACTTCGCCTTGCTGCAGTCGAAGCTCGTTTGCTGGACGGGGCCGTTGGCAGAGTCATGCTGAGCGTCGGTGGCGGGTGTGGTCGTGGTCGGTGGTTGCGGCACTTGCGATGACGATGCTGCACCGACCGGAGCCTGGCTCACGGTCTGACTTGGCGCTCTCTGGCCGAACGGAATCAGTTGCCCGGCTACGGCATCTTCCACCATTCCATTCAACAGGGATCCCGGCGCAACACGTATGGTTTCCGTCTTTACCACCATATCTCCGGCCATAGTCTGCGATTTTGCGAATTCACAGGGCGCTTGACACGCGACGCGCGTCGAGAAATTCGGATTATCTTCGTCGATCAACAGCAGGATGTACGTGCCGTCGCGAAGGCCGACGTATCGCATCATGACCAAAGGCTTGGCCGTCTTTCCGGCACGAATATCATCTTCGCTTAGGCCCGGCTCGTAACCATAAGTCCCGTCCTGATTGATGGCGTAATTATGCCGAGGCGCGGGCGGGGCAGTGGTGGTCGTTTGCGTCGGAGAAACCTGAGAGGCCGGGGCAGTGTCACTGGCCGCGGCAGGTGCCGCCGTTGTGGTTGCCGAATGAGTGTTGTCCTGCTTCGAATTACATCCCGCGAGAGCTGCAACGACAAGCAGCACAGGGCCAATATGTTTCATGGTCTTCCTCGTTTCTTGTTTGATTTAGTATTTCCATTGCGACTAGCAGATTTCGCTGCACGCACATGCGCCTAAGGTGCGCTTGCGAGTCGATCATGTCAGTCGGCCGCGGGCATCGCAAGCGGCCCATCGCATAGCCGAGCCCGGTACCTACGGTCTGGTTCAAGGTTATTTGTTTTGTTAACTAATTTGATGCTAAATCAGTATGCCGGTGTTGACTTGGATCAGTCGGTGGCTGAAGGTGTCAAATCAGCGTTTTTTTCTGATGGACACAAACGGGGAAGCAGCACGATCGCTTTTGGCGCCTCTATTTTCAGCATGATTACCGCCGCAATATCACCGCCGATTCGACCGCGGTTTATTCTGTCGATATCCGACACAAGGTTTATGGAGGAACGAGCGCCTTGGAATATGCCGAAAACGGACCGAACGGCGGGCACCCGAGCGAGGCGATCGCCATGGTTTCAGCGGAGGAGCGCTACCGCTCGCTGGTCGACGCAATCCGCGGCTATGCGATTTTTCTGCTGGACCCGACTGGCCATGTCGCCAGCTGGAACGCCGGCGCGGAGCGTATCAAAGGCTATCGCGCCGACGAGATCATCGGCCAGCACTTCTCGGTCTTTTACCCATCCGACGCGCAACAGCGCGGCTATCCGGCGGAAGAACTCGCTCGCGCCGTCACGCTCGGACGCTGGGAGGACGAAGGGTGGCGCATACGCCGCGATGGTTCGAGGTTCTGGGCCAACGTCGTCATTACGCCGCTGCGAGACCGCGACGGCATGCTGGTCGGCTTCGCGAAAGTCACGCGCGACCTGACCGAGCGCCGCAGCAATGAAGAGAGACTGCGTCAGAGCGAAGAGCGCTTGCGTTTGCTGATGGACGCGGTCGAGGATGCCGTTTTCATGCTCGACCCGGACGGTCACATCACCAGCTGGAACGCCGGTGCGAAGCGGCTCAAAGGTTTCGAACCGGCGGAGATCATCGGCCACCACGTGTCGCGTTTCTATCCGGCGGAAGACATCGCGGCGCGCAAGCCGGAGAGGGAACTGGCGACCGCGGCCGCACAGGGCCGGGTGGAGGACGAGGGCTGGCGGCTGCGCAAAGACGGATCGCGTTTCTGGGCCAACGTCGTGATTACGGCGGTCTACGGTCCGGCCGGCAAATTGCTGGGCTTCGCGAAAGTTACGCGCGACATGACCGAGCGTAATCGCCTGAAGCAACTGGAGTACGCAAGCGAACTCGCGGCGCGTATCGAGACGGCTCGCGAGGAAGAAAAGAAGCGGATCTCGCGAGAACTGCACGACGACCTCGGCCAACAGCTGACGGCGCTGAAGATGGGCCTGAACAGGCTCGTGACGCAGGATGACGCGACGCCGAGTGCCCAAGCGGCCCAGCTCGCCGACAGCATGCGCGCCGCGCTCGACCGCGCGATCCTGTCGGTGCGACGCTTGTCGGCCGGTTTGCGGCCGGCGATCCTGGACGATCTCGGCCTGCTTCCCGCGCTCGAGTGGCTGGTGGACGACTTTCGGCAACGCTCCGGCTTGCGGGTGCTGTTCCACACAGAGCGTTGCGATGTGAGATTCACGGACGCCGCGTCGACGGCGTTGTTCCGCATCGTCCAGGAGGCGCTCACGAACATTGCGCGGCACGCATGGAATCCGACCGAAGTCCGGATCGCATTCCGTTGCACGGAATCGCAATGCGACCTGTCGATCGAGGACGACGGCGAGCCGGCCCCGTCAACCGAGCGCCCGCCGGCTGCGGTTCACTCGTCGGGGCTCGCCGGCATTCGCGATCGCGTGCGACGGCTCGGCGGCACGAGCGTCGCGGAGCCTTTACCGTCGCGGGGCTTCGGCATCAGTCTGTCGGTCCCACGCAGATCGGTCACGACCGACTGA